TCGGCCTGCTTGGGCATGAGCCGGAACCCTTCAGCATACGCCTCTGCCAGTATATTCATCTGGCTGTATGCCTCGACCTCCTCCGGGGCGAGGGGGAGGCAGATAGGCAGCTCCAACACCCTCTTCACTTCGTCCGACTGCATCGATCCTTGCTGGATGGCGAAGGCGGGCTGCTGCGGGGGTGGAGGGGCTATTGCTATTCTTGGTACGGCGTCGAACAGGCTCACTGGGCAAGTACCAGGTAGTGGCGGACAGCCCAGCATATTGCTCCAACGGCAATCGTGGTGACTACAGCACCTGCAGCTATTACGATATAGATGCAGCCTACGCATCCATTGGCGCAGCCGTTCACTAATTTATCCTCTGCCTCGTTGCTGATCATTGGCTTTTCCCCTGAATAATGCCTTCGAGTTCTACGTTGGCCTTCTCGATAGCTGCGGCCGATCGGAGGCACAGATCCTTGAAGCTGCCCTTCTCGTGCTTGTTCTGATGTTTCCAGTTGGCCTTGACGACCCGGGAGGCAGCCTGGAACGTCTTCTTGGTCATCTGATCCATGTAGAGGCTGTTCTCGAATCGTGGGCGGGCTGTTACGTCGCCTCCCTCGTGATCCTTCGCGAGGGCCAGGAGGACTTGCCGGCGGGCTGACGCCTTGGCCAGGCGGGTGAAGAGTCTTTTGTCTGCTTTTTTCATGCTACCTCTGGAAGTGTTTTCGGCCAACGCCGCCGAAGGTTCGACTGTGGTGGCCCTTGGAGGGATGCTTCGGGACGGGGTGGTCGTGCGGGTCGCAGTAAGGCTCCCTGTACTCGAGCGTCAAGCTCTTAAATGCGTCTGTGGAGATGGGTGCAGCCTCGTCTCGGATCATCTTCAAGACCTCCAGTCCTTGTTCCTCAGTGGTGCTTTCAGGAAGCGTGTCGACAACCGCCACATCAATGCCTTTCAAAGATGCTTCGAGGTAGAGTCGATGGAAGGCTGAGCCCGACAGGTGAGGGTTTCCGCAGATTAGAACTTTGATTCTCCCTGGGGGACGAACGGGCATTCCGATGCCTTTAACACCTTTAAGTCGCGACACGGCCTCTGTCGTGGCCTTTGCGGACGCCTCTACACGACTCTTGGCCAATCGGCATTGGATTGCGTAGATATTCTTACCTGCACCTGCCTGTAGAAGCGCCTTCTGGCTGACTGTCAGCTCTAGGCCCATATGTTTTTCTGCGAATTCTTCAGCGTCCATAACTCCCTCCAGAGTTAAAAAGATTGGCGAGGATCGGTGCCTTCAGGATGGCGAATCACAAGGAGAGAAGGCATTGAATGTTAAACTCTCATGACCATCTTGGTTGTGATAAGGAAGTCCTTTACCTATTGAGGCTGCTGCTCCTGCAGCTACGACTTCCTGTGATCCTCGCCAAAGTGTTTACTTGGTGCCGACGACGACCAGATCGGCGTGGGGCATCAGCGACTCGATGAACGTGTTGTAGTCCGTCGCGCCTGTGCCGACCTGGATCGCTACGACCGCACCGCCGAGGATCTGCTCCACGACTGCCGGGGCGTAGGATACGATAGCATCCCGACGCTTGAACGGATCGAGGTGCATGAAGTGCTCAGCGCCGTAGTGTGCAGCGATTGCTGCCTTGGTGTTCTCGAACAGCACGAACGCGTCCTGAGGAGCCTTCTTGCCGGACCCTGCCATACCTTTATGGGGCATGCAGTTGATGAACAGGGTGATCCGATCCTTGGCCTTCTTATCGCCAACGCCGGTAGGCAGGGCCTCAGTGGCGGCTTGAGGTTCGACCGGAGCAGCTGCGACCGGAGTAGTGGGAGCAGCAGGCTCGACAGGAGCGACGGGCTCGGCGGCGGCAGGGGCTACCGGCTCGGGGGTAACAACCGGAGTCTCGGTGTCCTCGAGGGATCCTTCGCAGATGCCTGCAGCTACAGCTTCGGGGCTGGTGGCACGAGCACTGGTCGGAGTCCAGACGATGCGGTTGCCCTCGACCTTGATCTCGTAGTCCTTGGACTCGATGTCCTGGGACTTCCGCTGACGCATGTCGCAGATGTGGCAAGGGCCGCCATTACTGTTAAAGCCCCGGATCTTGTTGGTTGTACATGCGGTACAGCCCTCGTTTGCCCAGGGAGCAGCACCGATCTGGACGATGGGTGCCGAAGGCGGTGCCGGGGCGGGTTCGGGAGTTGGTGCTGCGGCGGGTGCTGCGGCTACCGGCGATGCTGGAGAGGCGACTTCACCTCCTGCGAAAATGCCTGTAGTTGCGGGAGCTGCCGGCGCTTGAGCTACCGGAGACGCGGGAGCTGCGTTGCCCGTCTGCTCGCCCTTTGCTTTGTCGAAAATGCCCATACTGGTTCCTTGTTTTTCGTTGTGTTGTCCAATTTGCGGTATATTTAACTTATCCCTTTTACAGGATACTTCAAATCGCTTCTCAAAACTTTCCTCGTTGATTTTTCCGTCGCAGATATCCTGAAACTCACAACCCCGGTACTCATCGCATACCGTCTGGTTGCTGGGCTCCGGGATGTCGAAGGCCGACCGGGCGTTCTCCCGTATCCTGGCCATCTCAGCAATGGCCGGCATGATGCGGGTTACCCAAAAGTGGGCTACCTTGACGGCCGGTACCGATGCGGTTGCTTCGGTGACGCTGGGCTTTCCTTTGAGGTTGTTGTCACGGTCCCGGGGGATGATGAACTGGTTGTGACGCAGCTCGATACTGTCTGGCCACTCGCTCTCCTCCTGCCCGAACAGCTTGACCATAAATGCGTACATGAGCATGGGGACGTCTTCGGCGAGGTCCTTGGACTTCTTGAGCCACTTCTTGTCCTTGGTCGTCTTATGGTCTTCGATTCCGTGAGGAGAGGAATAGTCGACGTCGCCCCAGAAGTTGACGTTGATGTTCTTGGCGCCCGTGCCTTTACATGCAGCACATGGCCCTGCCGTGGGGATGGGGTGGTCTCCCGCGGAGTAGGTCTCGCCCTTGCCGGCGCATTCGCGGCACTTGACCGATACTGTGGTGATCTGGCCGCGAAGCTCTACCTCTGCAACTCCACCGTGCTGCCGGCGGATGATGCCCTCGTCGACTGCTGCCTGGAAGACTGCGCGCAGGACCAACTGCTCCCCGGGGGAGAGGGGATCGGCTCCCTCGCTGCCGAACTTCTCTTCAGGCTGCTCCCAACCGTCGGGGAAGCAGTCGACCGGGAGGTTGGTCTTGACGTCCCGGCCGAGGCCGTCGGCGCTCAGGTGTCGTTCTGCTACGGAATGCAGGCAGGTGCCGAAGGCTTGAGACTTGTTCTGCTTGCCCCGGAGGCCTCGCACCTTACTGAGCCACCACCATCGGTGGCAGGACTTATTCTTGCCTGATCCGATGAATCTGCTCATTGCCGACGGGGAGACGGTGAAGGCGGTGCCGTCGAGGACTTTAAGGAGCCATTCGCGGCGGGGGAATAAGTCCTCCTCGGAATCGTTCTCGTTGTTGATCGTCGCGTAAGCGTGCTTGGTGCAACACCAGATCAGATCGGGTGCCCCTTCGATGTAGGCTCCGCATCCTGCAGGAGCCGGTTTGCCGCAGTGGTAGCAGGTTCTACTCATCGATCTTCCTCCAGCCTCTTTAAGCGCCTTTCAAGGCCTGCGACTCGGAGTTTAGCGGCCCCGATGTCTGCATCCAGCATCAGGCCTATACCCAAAGGGATCACGAGTGACATCAATATAAATAGCCAGATCATTTACGGTCTTCCTCGCTTGATGTTTCCAGCTGCGCTGGCTTACGAATACCCGCCAGCATTTGAATGTACTGTTCCTGCTCTTCCTGCTTATCTTCCAGCTTCTTAACCTTGTCAGCAAGCTCCTGGTTGTTGCTGTTAAGGACCTTCTGGGCCTTCTTGATCAGGTGCTGCCCCGCGATGCTGATGAGCATGTACAGGAAGAATATGAGTTCAATGGGTGTCATTCCTGGCCTCCTGGTAATCTTCTGGACGGCAGTACGGGCAGGGGCACTGGTACCACACCACCCCTATCTTTTCCGTCCGAGGGTTGGTCTTTCCGTGTCCTGTGCCCCTACAGTACGGGCAATAGTGGTCCTCAGGTAGGACGTCCTGGACCTTGTGGACGATCTCGATGTTGCTCTGCTGGAGAGTTCTTGTAATCTCAGGATTGACTCCAAACCCGAGCTGCAGCACCTTGACGTTGTGTAGCCCGTGACAGTATTCCGGACGGCTAAGGTATTTCCACCTGCCTCCAGACACGTCTTTAGATTGCATCACTCGGTGGGCGTGTTTATACGATTGCGCAATTACGAGGATCATTTCTCCTCCTCCGGTATCCAGCACCTGAAGCAGCAGCCGCCGTTCTTGTGGCTGCCGTGGTACATGTTCCCGCACTTGGGGCACCGATGGCAGTACTCCTGAAGCTTCGGGCTTACTGGCCAATCGTGCTCGGTCCTGCGTTTACTGGTTCTCGCTACTTTCTGCATGCCCATGTTTATTTTCCGTAGTTTTGGTGTTGCTCAATAAGCTTGCGAAGCTTCTTGCACTGATGCCCGTACCGCTCTGCTTCCTTCAGCAAGAGGTGCAGGTCGATCTGGTGCCAGAGGTGCTTGCCTTCATCTTCGTGCCCCGGCATGATCATAGGTACCGTCTTGCATGTGACCAGGTTGCAGAGGACTTTATCGATCGTCTTGATATTGAGTTTGAAGTTGGTCTTGTCGGCGAACCTGCAGTGGTACAGATTGTCGATGGCCGTGGTCAGTACCCATACGCCATTGCTGCCAATGAACACGCCGCGGTCGACGTTGCTGGGATTCTCGATCATGGCGATCAGGCACTCGACTACCGGGGTGGTGTGCCCTGAGGTGAGCATTCGGTGCATGAGGTCGGTGTGCCCTGCCACGTTGCCCTGCATGACGAAGCGGTTGTCCTTCTGGTATCGATGGCGATTGTGGTACAGGTACATGAAGTGCTGGGCCACGATATAGTCGCTCACGCCCGTTCCGTCGCCGCGTACCCACCTGTTGCCTTTCTTGGCGGTGTATTCCCGCCCTCCGAGGCTCTGGAGGTAGTCGCCAGCCTCGTTGGTGTTCTCAAAGTGGTACAATCTATCGGCGATTGCCCGCCGGTCTTCAGGAGAGAGATCCTTATTGCCCGCCAGCTCCTGGACCATCTCATCGTTGTTGGCGGTGAGGAGGATCCTGACAGGATTATTTATTTGCATGAGAGGCTTATGCTTCTCGTCGACCGTAATGGTATCCCCTCCTGTGAGCTCCCGGAAGACTCCGCTGATCTCTCTGTCCTTCTTGGCAGGCCAGCTTTCGTTGACCAGCAGGAAGGGGCTCTTCAGCAGGCCTGACTGGTACTGCCCTACGATGTCCCGGGCCGACGCAAGGAACGGCTCCTGAAGGCATTCAACGAGCCCCTCAACGAGCATCTTCTTGCCTACCCCTGGAGGTCCGACGATAGACATGGCGCACATTGGCCCGTCTTCGAAGCTGAGGGAGTAGGAGATCCACTTGCACAGAGCCGAGTAGTGCTCCCCTCCGAGCAGCTGGAGCCAGGTGTCGACCTCCTGGTTGAATACCGGCTGGACGTTCTCGCTTCTGCGGTACGCTGGCAGGACCAGGACGGCGTGGTCGGTGTTGGCGTCCTTGATGTACCCTCCCCGGATCTGGGGGACTCTGCGGATCTCTCCTACCAAAGTGGCGTGGTCGTTGATGATCTGGGTGGGGCTCTTCTGCCGGCGGTCCCCGTCTTTGGTATAGATGTAAGGGTCAATGACGTCGGCCATGCCGGATGTGAGGATTCGGGGAATGAGGCTGTTGGCCTGCAGGAACATCTTCTCGTAGGTACCCTCGCCGGTCATCAGGCAGTAATAGGATCCGAAGCAGGCGATAGCGTGGCGCTTGATGAGGTCGTCCCTCTGTCCTTCAGGGTAGGCGGACAGATCAACCCCGGTCCACTCCTTCATGCCACTGGCCATGGCTGCCAACTTGTCGCCTGCCTCCAGCTGAGTCTCTTCGGTCTTCACGGCCTGGAGCTCCACCTTCTGGGACTCGACCTCCCACATGCGGGTGATCATGCTCCAGAGGATCTCCATCCAATCCTGATCGGGATCCAGCTCGGCTGCAGCGTCCTGGAAGATGGCGAAGATGTGCTCTGGAGTGGTATCCTGGTGGCCGTAGAGCATGCTTACCGCCTCTCCCACGTACTGCAGCATGGTCGTATCGCGGTCGCCCGGTAGGGCCATGATGGTGTGGTTGAAGATGATGTCGAAGCATGTCCGGCCGCGGAGCCTTTTCTTGGCCCACTTATACCACTCGGTCTGGACGGTGCGATTGTTGGAGAAGCATTCGATGAGGCACTTAGCCGTATGGTAGTCGGGGGAGTTGCCTGCGTAGGTCTTGGGAGCCGTGGCCACGTTGCCAGCCTTGATGGCTGCAGCCTCCAGCGAGTTCTCGGATACCGGCGAAAGCTGAGACAGGCTGAGGACCTCCTCCTGCCATTCAATCATAAACCAGGGATCGTCTGACGATGCGGCTCCGTCGCGGACTACTCGAGGTGCCCGGAACAGTCTGTTCCACTCGGACGCCTTAGTATCCGGGTCGAGGCCTTGGCGTTGGAGCTCCATGTGCAGGCCCCTGATGTAGTCCTCAGTCTGCAAGGCCCTCGTCGGCTGGTCAAACATGTAGACGAGCCTGGCGCCGTGCTTGGTGGTGTAGTGGCAGGACCACTGGGCGGCTGCTCCCTGGAGGTTGGCCACCTGCTCCATCCAAGCGTAGAACAGCTCTTCGGTCATCGGTGCGTGGCCGGCGTTGTCGAAGTCGACGGCGAAGAAGTGGCAAAGGGGCGGGTGCCCTGCGGCCTCCAAAGGAAGGAGCGCCGACTTATTGATCCGAGGCCAGGAAGCTTCCCCGGCCACGTGATAGCAGCAGAAGTGGGCGTCCTGCGGGTAGTCGCTCTCAAGCACCTCCCTCAAAGTGCCGGTTATCATCGTTTTGACTTGGTTGACGTCTTCTATCCGGGAGATCCCCGGAATTGCCTTGTGAGGCAATACCCCTACCAGGAAGCTATTCATGATCCTATCCGCCTGCTGCACTGCCGCTCCTCCTAATTCATCACTGCCTCGTACGGAGTCAAGATGCTTTGTAATTGATTTTTGTAGTTGCGCCACGCTCCCAGCACCCTCTCGGCCTGGATATCGTCGTCCAACTTGAGCATGAGCCCTCGGCAGTGGACCACGTAATCGTCCTGAGGTTTCATGTAGAACACGCGCACCACGTTGGCAAGGTCGATGTACTGCCAAGAGCCGTCCTTGTATTCAACCCTGAACAGAGGCTCTTGCATTACTCTGCCTCAACCTCAAGAACCCTCAGTAGGGTGCGACTCAACGCCATAGTCAGGCAGAGTGCGGTCAGATCATCGTCGGCGAGGATAGACATCACCACCCCCTCCGATGCGTAGGCTGCCCGCCTCAACTGCTTCTGGACGTCCGAGGGGAGGAGGCTCAGTGCGGTCTCCTGGTCGGCTATTTGGGCCTTGACGTCTTCGAGTTCGGTCATACCTCCTCCGTCGGCAGGTACTGGTCCAAGTGCGAGGCTGCAGCTTCCAGCTCTTCGAGGACTTCCTCAGGCAGGTTAACGGACTGCAAGCGGGTGAGTCGGCCTTTTAGCGCCGAGATGGCGCACGTTCGCCGAATGAACAGCTGTTGCTCCTCGATCGCCATATCCCCCGGGACTCGCAGGAGGGTGAACCCGTAGGCTTTATTGCCCTCCCTGGTGGCCTTGGTGATGTAGCTGAGGATCGACCGCTCTTCGGCGGGTGCGACGTCGTTGTTGTACATTTCCCGAGCCACGAGGCTGAGTGATGGGTAGAGTTCCGCACCGCCCGAGGTCGGGTCAACGACAATAATCTGGGTACTTCTTTTCATGGGTGTATGCTCCGTATCGTATCGTATCGAGGAAGTCACTGTAACTTGGATAATTGATTTTTCAAGACTATCAGCGTTTTTAAGGCACCATCAAGGCGATAGGCCAGAGGAGGAAGGAGCCCCACCGAAGCTTGGCAGCAGTCCGAAAGACCCCGTCGATCTGATCCTGCGTGGCGTCCTTCGGCAGCTCCTTGATCTTCTCCTTGAGCCAATACTGGATCTTGTGGTCGGTCTTGGACCAGACCCAGGCCCCCACCATCACCCAGGGGATGATGAAGTTGATGACTCCTGTATCGGCGATGAACTTAATCATCGGCCTGTTCCTTACCCTTCAGCAGTTCCTCGTACCCCTCGACCAGGCGGATGGATTCCTCGGTGCGCTTGGCCGCCCCCATCGTTCCGTTCCGGGTCTGGTGGCCCAGGTCGCGCCTCAGGTTCTCCAGGTGATCGCCGACTTCCTTGCGTCGTTCTTGGAGGGCTTGGGCTGGAGTCTTCTTGGGGGTGAGGGTGATGTATCCGATGAAGGAGCAGGTCCCGTCTTTGCAAGACTGCGTCAAGGCGCTCTTGTCGATGGTCGGAACAAGCTCCTTATCTTTCAAGTATTCAGGAGTGGGCAGCGCCGGCAGGAGCTGCTCCAGGACGTCGATCGGGTAGCCGAAGACTTCCAAGATCGAGAAGGTGCCGTCTCCGTGGTCCCGGTACCGAACGGCAACGTTGTTGAGCTCGGTAAGTTGGTTGTGGTTGACCGGCGTCTGGGGTACTCCCGCATCCTTCTGGACGTACTCCTGCCCCATGGAACTGCACACCATCCCCCGGAATTCGGTATTAGTCAGCCTCTCGTTGACGGCGTTGACCTTGATAAATTCGTTGATCGATTTCGACTCAGCAACATCTGCCCTCATCGTCTGAATGACCTCGTAGGCGGTCGGCCCGTCGTCGTTGCGCCCCTCGTTGACGCCGAGGGTGGCGCACACCTGTTTGTGTTGGCCGATGGCGTACTTGTCTTGGTTCTCTTTTTCGAACTTGTTCATGTCGTCTCCTTGGTCGGTCGCGTTTAATTTGGCTAATCGTGCCGCTGCTTTCTTGAGTGCTGCAGGGCCTAGCGTCATGGGGTAGTACATCGGCGGGATGTCCAGCCGGGGCTCTACGAGGCCCCCGCTCACTTGCCCTCCTCCCAGTAATGAACCGGCAGCAGGTCGGCGGACCCCGGGACGATCAAGGCGTACTTCCGGCCGTCAATGGGAACGATGAAAGCAACCTCCCCCTCCTTGCCCGTGTCGGGGTTGATCTGCTCCAGGATGCGGAGCTCCTGCCTTGAGTGGTAGGAGGTATCCCGGCCGTGGGTATTGCCCCGGTCGTCGGCGAGTCGGAAGCGTGGCAGTAGGTGTGATCGGCTGTCGGTATTGGTGACGGCCACAGTCAGGACCAGCCTATGACCTTCCACCCCAGATCTTTCGAGGCGTACGTGCATACCCCTGTCGGCCCTAGCGGACCACCTTGTAGCCTTCCGCACCCTTGCTGCCAGTAGTTGGCGGGGTGTTGGCTTGAGGGCCTGCTTGGCCGGTTTACGTGGTGGACCTGCTGGTGGGAGGATCTTGTAGAAGGCTACCACCAGTAGGCAGATGATCATTGTCGCCATCAGTGCGGCCAACAGGTCGCCGAGGGTGTGCTTTTCTTTGTAGTCGTTCACTTGCTGCGCTCCTTGAGTGATTGGTGTGCCTTGGTGATAAATGCTCCAACGGGGTCGGGTCGCATGGTGCGGCCTAACTCCGACAGGCTCCACGACCTGCTCAGGTTGTAGTGGTTGAACGTGACGGTGGCTTGGACATGGTCGCAAGCCTTGTTGACGATAATTACCTCGGTGGCCTTGTCAATGAGTCCAAGGCTGTTGGCTGTTTCCAGTACGGTTTTCGTTCGGTTCATGTGGCGATCCACATGAAGTTGGTAGGCTGGTAAAAATCGTAACTGTAAAGGCCGTATGTTCTCACCTCCACAGGCTCGTAAGGCTGATGCTTGACGACTGCCAACCGGCGGAGGGCCTTCTTGCGTGAGTAGTACACTTCGTGATCGTTCCACCGCTTCTGCCCGGGTACGATGTTGCAGTCACCCAAGCAGCAGGACCCTGCCCCGCCGGCACTCTCCACGTACCGGATGTTTGCTGGACTTATCTTGACTTGGGAGAGGACTCTTATTGTGGCGATGTGGGACCGCTCCCCGAGGGCGTATACCTTGTAGATTGTCTGCCCCTGCCTGAGGCTTCGTAGTGTTGGTTTCTTCTTGGCCATTGCTCCAGCTCCTATACTGCGACTAAGTCGCAGAGTTTATCAGTTCGGCAGATTTTCCCGCCGGTAAGGTTCAGGTCTCGGGATACGTCGGCGAACACCTCCCCCCGTACCGTACGGAAAGCCTTGATGTCGTAGAGGAATACGGCGCCCGAAGGGGCCGCAGCGGTGACCAAGTCGCCTACGTTCCAGACCTTGCCCGTATCGGGACAGGTGGTGGCCTGTTCGGTTAATTGCGTATCGTGGTAGTTGCTGATCATGATCTGTTGACCTCGGTGCCGTCGTCGTTGTACAGTTCGACGGATACAAAGTTGAGGCTTGTGCCTACAGCCCGGGTTATGCTTTCAACGTCGGATTGTTCCAGCTTGGTTGCATCGTTGAAGGTGTTGTTGTAGATACTGCATGCGGCTAGTTGCCCATTGTCGTCCTTCTTGATCCACCTGTTCATGGTGTCCGAGTCGCCTATAATGCAAGCTTTCATGCTACCAAGCCCCCAGCTGTTTATGGTTAATGGCCTTAGTCCCGGTCAAGGCCCTCTTAAAGGCCTCCCACGCGTCCGCTACCTGTTCTTTGGTCTTGTCGCCCGTGTAGCCGTGTACGGCTCGGAATTGTCGGGTTGCCTGTCGGCGTGTGAGTCGGTGGGTGTGTTTACTGTTGCGCATGCTCCAGCTCCTCGATTACGGTGTATCCGGTTAGGGTGTAGGTGTCGGCCCATGAGCCCTGGCAGTCAAGGCAAAACGTCTCTTGACTGGCCCCGCCGCAGGACATTACGACCTCCAGCCCCTCGATCTGTTCACTGCCGCAGAAGGGGCAACAGGTGCCTCCTTGCTCGGCGTGCTGTTCGGGTGTATTAGGCATGTTCCGGACCCTCGATCTGTTCATCGGTCAGGGCTTCGTATCGTTCAAAGAGGGATGCGGGGAGAGTATCCGAACGATGGCTATCCTCGTCGTACAAGCTTTTAAGGACAAATGCAACGTAATCCTTCTTTGCCATGTACTGGTTCTTCTGCCGACTCAGCTCAAAGCCGTATGACCCCTCGTGAACCAGGCTAAAGATGAATTCAAAGAATGACCCGTATCCGCAATGTTCCTGCATCTTGTGAGACTCTTTACTCAGGTTGATGCAGTAGGTACCGATCATGGTCCCCGAGGCCTTGAACGCCCCGCGGTCGATACGGAAGACGTCTTGGGCGTGCATGGCCACGAATTCGCGGAACTCCTCGAACCGCTTCCCCTCCTTTGACTCCCAGCCTTCGGGGATAATGGCGACCAGTTCGCCCCCCCCGGCTTGAGGAACTTAAACGCGTGGTAGATGTGCGTCATGTACGCTTGAGGGTCCCCGGCCACACTAAAGGGGGGATTCATGGCGGCGAGGTCGTAACGAGGCCACGGCTTGACGTCAAGAAAGTCCATATCCCAGACATTGTACTTTTTCCGCTTGAGTATTGCGGAATTGATATCAAGACACCCCACGCAACAGACCTGCACATCTTCCCACTTATCGGTGCAGGCATCGGCAATAGCCCCTTGACCCGCACTAGGCTCCAACACGTGCTGAGGGCATCCCCTTACCGTACAGAGCATGTCCTCGATCACCTCTGAAGGCGTGGGGAAATAGGCGGTTGCGTTCTTCGGTGGGAGCGCTCCGCTTGCGACGTATTCGGCGATGGCGTCGGTAGGGTCGTAGGTGAACTCGTGAACCCGTTGGCGACCCTTCCACTTGCCCCAAAGGCGTTTCAACACTTCATCAACCTTCTGGTAGGTGTCCCGGTCAAGGTCCCCACAATTCAACTTGAGAGTGTGGCCCTTGATCTCGGCACCTTTCAAAATGTTCTGTACTGTATCCATGGTCTATTGCTCTTTGCTTGGTTGCTTGTTGATCCACTCCCCGAGGTTTTCCCCGGTGCCGTATCGGTTATCGAAGAGGAACAAGGCATCTACGACTTTTACCACAAGTCCACGGTCAGCGGCCATATCAAAATCGAGTTTCCAAGACTGGTGAGGGTGCCGGACCGCAACGCAATAGTTTTGTGGCATCTGGCGGACCGTATTGGACCCTTTGCAGTAAACTAGGTGGTTAGGCTTGGCCATGTTCTATTGCTCCTTTACTGGCGGCAACAGTACCGCCTTGCCCGTTTCAGTTAATCCGTGAATCGCCAGCCACTCAAGGCGAGGCGTACCGTCGAAGGTGTAGGTAGGGTCCGTTTGTGCTTTGATGATGTTTCCGAAGAATAGCCCTATTAGGATCTCAGAGAAGGAATGTAGAACGACCCTAGAGCCGACCATAACCCGCCAGTGATTAGGGTAGCCTCCGCGACGGTTGGCGTCCCGGTTGGACTTGCGCCGCCTTCTGACTTCCCTCCTATGCCAGTCGATTACCATAACCATACATACTCCTCAGGGTCGGCGGTCTGAGGTTCACCGTTGCCACATTGCCGAATGGTGCCGTCCTTCTCAACGTGCCAGCGTTCACAGATATCAGGCCTCATTGTATCCTGCCGATAAAAACAAGCCACCGTGCGCCCCTTCAAGGCTTCGTCCATGAGGTACTGAAGCTTGATAGTGGTACGAAACCTGCGCTTTTCGATAAGGCTAAAAGTGCCGTGCCGTTGAGTGAGTCGGAAGCGTGCCAGTAAGTCCTCGCCCTTGGCCTCCTTACGGTCGGCAATGGCCTGCAGTGCGTCTCCCTTCGTGACTTGCTCCCCGGAGGCCTCCCAATGCTTGTATCCATCTTCCATAATCTCCGCCTCTTTACAGAACGAGAGGACGAAGGGGGCGCCGCTTGCATAGATGGAGATGCGCCGGCCTGTAGTGGTTCTGCGTACCTTGCGTGCCATAGTCTAGCCCTCGACCGTTACGGGGTGATTCTTGAGCATTGCGCGGTATTCCGCTGTAGTCGTTTTGATCGTGCCAAGTTCGACCGATGGAAAGACGATCGATTTCCGGTACTTATCGGGGATGCAACTGCGGCCCTCGTATCCTTCATCATATACGCCGACGATAGTGCCGTCCTCGTGCATGTCGTAAACCACGTAGCATCGCTTGGGATTACCGTTAGGGGTGTGGCCTGCGTTGAGGTGCACGATTGCGTATCGTGTGCGTTTCTTGCGCTTCTGCTCTGCAACCTCGGGATGCTCTTTAGTTCCGAATTTATAAGCCATAATACTTGCTCCTTAGTTGAGCGGGTTAGATTGACGTCGCGATAATGATGATTAATCCAATGCCCGCCATTACAGCGGGAATGATGTTGTGAATGTTCATCGTTGGAAAGCCGGATAATCCTTTTCGAGGGAGTGATCGCCAAACTCACAGTAGGGTACCACGATGCTCTCGGCAGTCTCATAGTCGGTGACCGAATCGAGTCCTACTCCCGTCCCCATTGCCTGCATGGCAAGGTAATGGCCAAAGTGTTCTTCATCGGCAGGACAGTCTCCCCCTTCGTTCTGTTGGCACTTCAGGAGCAATTGAGCGACGCTAGTCCTATTAGCCCTCTCAACGTCAATAATGCAAGTGCGGGCTGCATGGTACGCCGCAGGGTCGATCTCTTCCGGCATATGGTCCATAATCTCCAGACCACCAAATGAATCGGCGTCCTCGTTTTCCTCCTGCATACAGGCCCATGCTGAAGCAAAGAAAGCCTTTGCTACGTTCTCTCGGATTTCGTCGGCGTCGATATCCTCAACGGTGGGGACTTCTGCCAAAAAGAATTCGCTTTCTTCACCGTTCAAGGTTACGCCGTCTGTCCACGTGAGGCCGATAGAATGAGCGTTAGAGCTACAGCGGATGAAGTAGCCGCCTTTCTTGCCCTTCATTACGTCGTAACCCTCGTGCGTCCAGTGTACCGACTTGCCCGCGTCTACTGCGGTTTTGATTTCCTGTAAGTTCATGGTGCCTTGCTCCTTATTCGTGTTATCGTTGGTTAATCGTGCGACCATTAGCCCCTACGGTTGCAAGGGCTAGGGGGTCGATCGACTAGCGGCAGTCTTTACAGGTGCAAGGATCACCACAAACCAAAGTGTCCCATAGTTCCGCGTACGCCCATTGCCGAAGCTTGCCAACGGTGGGGCCTAGGCGCCGATTGCTTACCTCCCGCATGAGTGTCTGCTTATCCTGCCGAAAGTCAACGATTTCGTCAAGCCTCATGGCCTGAATACGTGCCTCATGCTGGATAGGGGCATGGGCGACCGCAAAACCACTGGCAGTGTGCGTAACCGTATAGTTGCCGTCTTGGTTAACCGACTTATGAACCGCCAGGCCGTTGAAAGTCAAGGCATCGACCGTCCGCACCTTCCCCCCTTTCGGTCCCGCAAGGTCGACCGATCCTTTCTTGAATCGAATATTGCGGACCTTGCTCTTGAGGTGATTCTCGTGAGCGTCCCGCTCGATTAGTTCGCGTGTCTTGGTTTCCATGGTACTTGCTCCTTATTCGTGTTGTCGTCGGTTAATCGGTACTAGCTCAAAATCCAAGTATACGCAGTCTCCCCACAATCCGACAACTTGACCGCCATGGAGCTGTTATTCGAAATGCCAATGACACCATCCATCTCCCCAGATGCAACCCGCATGCATTCGGACATGTCCCAAAGGATATGCTTTTCGGGGTCGTCGGTTTCTTCGGGTTCAAGGTAGAGCGTCTCCTCTGCCAAGTCGTCGAGGTTGCTATCGGCTACTGCCTGCCATGCTTCGGAAAGATCGCAGTAGTGTACCACGGGGCGTGCCTTGAAGGTCGGCAGGTTGATGATTGCCAAAGCGTCTACAATGTCGCTTTCGGTAGTGAGGCATGTAAAGTCCTGAATGTATTCGGTCAATTCCTGCAGGTTGCTGGCGTCGCGCCCTTCATCCTTGAAGCTTTCGAGTAGTCCGCTGATTTCTTCTAGTCGTGCCATGGTACTTGCTCCTTATTCGTGGTTTCGGTTATTTGTTCAGATCGTTAACGAGTGCGAATTCATCGAAGCTTACGGTCCACTCATTACCCCGAATACGTGAGTAGAGGCGGATTTGTTGCCTCTGCGTATCAATCCAGACCACCCCTTTAGCAGAGTTCCGAACCCTACGCATTACGGTCTTGATTTTCTTGGCGGTAAGTATCTCGTTTTCCATAATACTTGCTCCTGTCTTGTGGTTTCGTTTCGATTACTTGATCGTATGCAGTGCAGCGTCGAAGATGATTCTACTACCCTGATAGATGCGCGCTACGGGTTGGGCCACCTTGATACCCTTGCGAGCCATTACGGCTTGGAGGTAGCTGGTATGCTTCGAAGTGGTGGTAGTGTGGTAGGTGGTGGCCATGGTGCTTGCTCCTTACATTTTCCAGTCGTTTACAGTTACAGTCACTCTCCCCAGGCTGCGGACTTCGTCCCGCACTTCGGCCATGGATAGATCTGCTTTGAACGTGTGTCCCATCCTAGCCTCTGCTTCGACGTACTGGTCGAGCAGCTTCGGGTTGTGCTGTCCTGCCAGGACCAGGGCGCTTTTGGGTGCGTAGATGCAGAAGCAACAAGAAAGCCGAGGCATCCCCAGGTCGTAGGCGAAGTGGTGCGGAACGCCAGAGGCTTTGATATTTGCCCACACGTCGCCGACGGGCCAGGCTTGAATGGCCAGCCAGTCGTCTACCTTACGTTTACTGGTCTTCGTGCTGGCCCTGGTGTTACGCTTGAAAGGTTCAAGCTTTGCCCTGGCTGGTGATTCTTCGGCACGCATACCCATACAGTTCAAGATTCGAATATCAGACGCCAGGGTGCGGGAAAGTTCAGTAAAGAGCTTGTTGATCTGGTCCCGCTTCAAGTCGCTGGTGCACCATCTGTTTGTCGGGGAGGGCCACTTGCCTCTGGCCTCGGCGTATTCGAGTAAATCACCCTTAGGCCTGGCCATGTGCCAGAAGGGGACGTCGTAGAGCTTTGCCTGGTCTTCTGCCAGGTCTTTGCACCCTTCCCACTCAATGCGCCCCAGGTCGGCGTGTGCGGCGACGATTTGGCCCTTGAAGCGTTGAGACTCTGCCAGGGTGGCCACGTAGTCCAGTAACGTCTGAGAGTCCTTGCCTGAGCTGGTATTGATCACCAGGACGTCGTAGTCGTTGAGGTCTGGTACCAACATTATCGAACCCTCACGGCCAGGACGTATTCGCGGATATCCTCTACACGCTCGACATTGATGCCTGTATCCTTCGGCAGGTTGAAGTAGACCGGGTTAGAGGAGAGGCTCTTGTGTCGATACATACGCAGCAACTTGTCGCCGTCCCGTACCTGGGACAATACGCATTGGGTGTCCAGCCCGTCGAGGACGTTCAACACGGCGCGCTTGTCGGCGTTAGTGTTAATGTGTAGGGGGCTGCCTGTCAGCATTGCGGCTACTGTTGCTGTTTCTCTCTGATTCATTCTGCTTGCTCCTGATTCGAGTTGCGGTTAAGCCAGTGTGGCCTGTTCATACCCCACTATACAGGCACCTTTTGTATCTGTCAACGTGTTTAGTGTAATTAATTGTATCTCTTATCAAAAGCACCCTGAAAGCGCTCTCGCCGAATAGTCTCCCCCTATATAGACTATAGAGGATATGTATCTATTGCTCTGGGATACCTAATCCGTATGGTGAGACTGAAAGGTAGATTTCTGTATTTTTTATACATTTAATCGGATAATACTATATGTATAAAAAATATTTGTTATATTGCTCTCAGGTAGTGAATTTGTATGCTGAGACTGCTCTCAGTGGAAAAATGGGAATCGCTCCAAAAGAGTTTGGCCGAGAAACACGAAAGTTTATCGGACCCTGTGGAAGAATACATATTTTAATAATTTATATAGAGTCTCTCTTATATAATCTAATCTAACATGGTTTTAACAAAAGTGGAAATTCACTACCTGAGAGCACTTGCCCTCCGACGGCATATCTCCGCCGTATGGCCACCATCCTGAAGTGCGCGGGATACGCCGACTCAAATAGCTAAGTGCCTGGTAATGAACCACTTAGAGTTATACATATCATATATTATGCGACGTTAGGGAATCCGTAGGCAATAGACTTGATCAAGACCTAGGTGTGGGATCACTCATAGTAGCACGATGCGTGCCAGGAGGGAGGCATAGCATGAACCGTGCCAGAGAAACCGCTACGTGGAGCAAAGGAGTCAAGAGGGGTGGGAGCCTCCACAGAATATACCCAACTTTCCACAACAATACTTTTTATATTATCAAGATTCAGCACAATACTATTTGTTCCCCGATCCCGCCGTACAGGCAATTACGGTATTCGAAATACTTATCATACTTATAGTACCTCTACCAATAATACCAGATCCCCAAATACCTTTCATACTTTTAGTTACTTTAAAGAAATACCATAAACTTATACAGAGCACCCTTGCACTTATCCCTTTTACGGTTACCTTAGCCACTCACCTACAACGATACTTCGATACGGAGGAACACGATGACAAAACCCAACCCCAGACGATACTTCGGCAAAAGACGGCAGGCAACCTACGCCTGGACTGCAACGTGTGCTGGAGACACCCTCAGCGGCATAGGCAGGACACGCCTCCGAGGGGAAGGCGCCTTCGACGACCTCCTCAGCAGGCTCGAGCAATCCAATGGCGTCTACAGCGTAATCATCACTTCATTAACCAGGATAAGGGGATAGCACATGACCTATTTCTTTTCGGCAATCATCTCCCCGAAGAACAAACCTGAAGCGGTCTGTGCGAGGGTAGACGGCACCCTCAGGATGCACTGCAGCAGCAACCCCTACACTGAATGCAAGGCTGAGATCCGGAGGCTCATCGCAGAGGACGACCCTTCCTTGGATGCCGAAGAGTCGGTTATTCAGCTCGTGGCACTTAACAGAATCTAAACGATACGGAGAAAACACGATGGCTTACCCCACCAACCCGATCCCAGTACAGCCGGAAGGATTCATACTCGTAGGACCTTTCGGTGCGGACCAGGCAGCAGAAGCAATCGTCCCTGAGGGCTCGAAGTTCCTCCTCCAGAATGGAAGCTGGTGGCCCTCCGACAGCGTCGGCAGGAGGCCTGCGGCCAAAACACGCTACGCCGTACCAGTCGGAACGGGCATGTTCGCCGACGATCGGCTCAAAGAGCCCGCCGAGGAGCCCGCCAAGGAAACCCTGACCTTCGCCCAACTCAACCCTGATCTGCTGGAGGTACAGCACAACGGCAGGTTCCTCACCAGGCTGATCAGTGGACAGGTTCCCTACTCTTGGAAAGACGGCAGCACGGCAGCTCTTCGGAACCTTTGGCCTGATTGGTACCAGGAAGGGATCGATAATAAACTCGACGAGTTGAATAAGGTTCCGGAGCCCACGAAGCAGGAGGAACGCCTCAAGGAGGCTTTGAATGGGGCTACGCCCGAGGTGACCGAGAAGGGTTCGACCCTGCAGCCTGGGGGCTTTAGCGACCACTTCGACGCAGACTGCAGCGGAGACTTCGAAGCTCGTTGGTCCTCAACCGACCTCGACGGCCCGAAGCTGGTCAACTACGAGGATGCCTACTACAAAGCAGCCGACCGGGTAATGGAGCAGGCTCGGAAGATCGAGCAGTTGAAGCTGACACCCAAGGTCGTTCCCTGCAAAGGCTGCGGGTGCGAACTCCTGACCGAGAAGGACGAGCGGATCAAGGAGCTGGAAGAAACGGCCGAGCTCCTTAAAGCGGCCCTGGAGACGTCGAAAGAATCCTACCTCTCCATCCTGAAGGATCAGAAGAAGTTCCTCGACCTCTTTGGCGAGTACAAGATGGAGCACCTTGAGACGATCATGGCCGCCATGCCAAGTCCGGAAGACTACGACCGAGCATCGATAACCATGTACTACACCCTGGCCGAGGAGTACCTCTCTCCCGAGGAGATCACAGACGAGCTGGTAGCAAAGCACGGCCGGATCCCTGTAACGAGTTACGTGTACGGAGGCAAAGACCGCGAGGGCGGATTGCTCGTTGGTGCCTATAAAGACACGACCGACGTAATGGTGGCGGTAGTCCTGTCGCCGGATCTCGGTAGAACCGAACACGTATATGCTGGCACCATCAAGATTAAGAAATCCGACTTGCCGGGAGAGCCCTCATGAGTAAAGACCTCCCGTTGGAGGTAGGATCTCCAGAGTCATTCGGGTGGTTGACGACGGACTACAAGCAGGTGACTCCGGAGATCTTCTCGATAAAGTGCCCGGAATGTGCCGGCACGGGAGTGTTCCTACTTCCTGACGACGAGGGCGTTCCCTGTAATTATTGTAAGACGAAAGGAGAGGTCTTTGTATGAGTAAAGAGCAAATAACCTGCGGCGACTGCGGCTACGTCTACCACGGCTGCACGGCCGTGGATCACTGCCCCAAGTGCGAGGAAGACGTTGCTCTCGAACAGCAGGTCAAGGTCCTCAAGGGGCAGAAAGCGAAGCTTGTAGAGGCGTTGGAAGAGATCGCAAGCACGAAGACGTTAGACGAGAACGACTACCACTACTGTGGAACTTGCGTGGACCTGGTGGCTACTGCATCAAGAACGCTCAAGGAGGTCGGGTAATGGACAAATACTTCGAGCTGATGGAGAAGATACGGGCCGGAGGTCAGGAGTTTATGAGGAAGTACGGGAGCGAGCCCAACGTCGTCGTGATCTACCCAAAGACCCTGTACGAGGCATGCGACTGCGCTCAAGCAGCAAACCTCTTCCGGAGCCAGGAGAGGGTAGTGAAAGGGCCTGTGATCCAAGGCCTCCGGGTCATTGAGTGCCCGCACCAGGAAGAAGGCACTGTGAGTGTGGGGGTGCTGCAGTGCCCGTAAACCTCTCCGTACTCCTCGCAGCAATCGCCATGGTCGAGTCGGGCAACGACCCGAACGCCGTCGGCGACAAGCACCTCAAGAACCAAGCCTACGGCCGGTACCAGATACGCAAGCCGTACCTCGACGACGTAAACCGCGTCCTGCACTCGGACTTCACGATGGACGACGTTCGCAAGCACGACGTAATCGGCAAGTGCGCCGTCCTGAACTACCTCCACTGGTGGGGGCAGAAATACACGAACAGGACGGGCCTGAAGCCGAGCTACGAAGTACTGGCCAGGATCCACAACGGAGGCCCCAGAGGCTACCAGAAGCAGAGCACCGTGGCCTACTGGTTCAAGGTGCGGAAACACCTAATTAAGGCGGGAGCGATCCAGTGAGCACCAAAGAAACAGCATACACCCTCGAAGCCCGGCAGCTGCACCGCCTACCCAACAAAGACTCGTATTCAAACGACGAGATGTTGGAGATAGCCACCTACTTCGCGGCCTACAGCCCCCGGCACATCAGCCTCGACGCCAAGAGCCGCACGGTGACGGTGACCGACCACAAGACTCGTTGCCGGCTGTCGGTCAGTCGCTGGCTGCATATGACGGTCAGGCACCAGCGCAAGACGTCCGGCAAGTTGACGTTCGAGAACGGCACCCTCTCCCCTCTTGGGGAGTACCAGTACTTGGCCATCGTCAGACTCGGGGGCGGCAGAGGCCAGCCAAAGTACCGGCAGCCGATCCACAAGTGGGTTCTGAAGGATCTGTACCCGAAGTCCCGCCGGCAGGTGGTATTCGTCGACGGAGATCACCACAACCTGGTCGAAGCGAACATCGTACCTCGGCCATATAGCAGCTTCTTCCCCGGACTGCGGATGCACGCCACCGTGTTCCCTGTGCGAAAGTTCTGGGACTGCGCTGACTATGTAACAGGTCAGGCCATTCAGGGCGAGAACGAGAGAGGTTTATATCAAGCCCTCGCCAACGAGAAAGTAACACTCAGGCCTACCAAGAAGGTAACAGGAGAGGCGCTAATCGACGTAGAGCTGGAGTGGTGGAGGCTCGGCGAACGAGCCAAGGTACTCGACGCCATCCACGACACCGATCGAGGCGTCGACGGATGGTTCACAGACAACGGACGGCAGGCACACGGCCTGGCGCCGATTAACTAACAACGAGAAGGAAGACCAATGGCACAGATGAGAATCAACAACGCAATGCGCGAACGGGCGGCATTTGCCGTAGTAGTCGAGAAATTCGAACAGAAGCACAAAGCGGCCTTGGAGGGGATCCGAAAGGAGGCGCGTGACCGACACGAAAGACTCCTGGGAAACTGGACAAACATCATCGAGAAAAACGAGGCGCAGAGGTTCGTCTCGCACACCAGCACTACACACGTGGAGTTGCCAATCAATTACACGTACAAAGGCCTCACGGGCATACGTGCCAAGAAACTTCCCGGATATTATATCCATCTCCAGGTAGAGCTGGATCGACCTCTTGCAACTGCAACCAACATGCGGGAGCTGTCCAAAGACCTTCGGCGTATAAACCTGGATGCCCGCATCGCTGAATTCATCAGCCTGGACAAGCAGGCCCGCGAGTGCTACACCAACGTCCTCAGCTTCCTCAAGCAGTTCCGGACCTACGAACGGGCGCAGGAAGAGTGGCAGGACCTCGGACGCTACCTGCCGCGCACGGAGCCGGAAGCCAAGGGCAAGAAGACTGAGACCGCTCTGATCCTTTCCGGGCAGTCCCTGAACAAGTACCTCAAGAACGTTTAACTGAGAAGGGCAGCAAACATGATCCACGCAAGACAAGATTACAACGAACGAGTTCAAGACAGCGCTAACCTGATCCCAGACGATGAGCCTGTAGTGCTCCTCCGAGGGCAAGACGCCTTGGCGATCGAGGCAATTCGGGTCTACGCAAACCTCTGCCGAATGAACCAAGCCCCTGATGTTGCAGCAAAGATGGAAGCCCATCTGAAGCTCATGGAAGAGTGGCCGAAGAAGAAGATACCGGACCTGCCGGCAAGTGAGTCCGAGGAAGACTGCCCCAGCAAGTGCGCCAACTGCGAGGACGTGCTCAGAGAGTGCTGTAATTGCGGCTACCGATGGTGCTTTAATGAGGGGTGTTCCCAATACGACGGAGACGAGTGGTGCGATCAGTGCAGCTCCCTGGCCACTGACCAGATCAAGGATCTGGAGGAGGACATGAAGAAAACAGACGAGCGTGCGACGACACAAGGCAAACAGGTCGACCTCCCCGTGGCCCTGCAACTGTTGAGCACCTCGTTCCACAACATCCGTGAGAACCGCCTCCGCCAGAAGCAGGCTGCAGGCTACAGGGGCTGGGACGACCCACACATGATCCCCAAGCTGGAGAGTGCACTGATAGATGGCGTGCAATGCCTGTGCGATCACGACGACCACGTGCAGGACATCGACATCGCCAACCTGGCCATGATGATTGGGGCCATGAAGCGTGTGGAGGATCCTGAATATGGAAATAAAGAGTAAGCAGCTCGGCAAAGAGCTCTACTCCTCCGGGTTCTTCGGAAATACCCTGCGCAACTGGGCGTCTCCGGAGGACCTGAACAAGGAGTTGCAGGAAGGCAAGAACCCTCCTGTGAAGCTGGTCCTGAGGCAGGCAATGGTCCAAGGCGGAGGCATCTGCGTCTACGACCTTGAGCCTAACGAGGCCATCAACCAATACGTCTGCCTCCAGGAGCATGGACAGCAGCATCTGTACCTGTCCGAGCAGTTGCCGGGGCAGCCGGGTAACATCGTGTTTCAGGGAGAGTATTGCTTGGGGTCTGACGGGGAGTTCCTTCGGGCATCGACCGTCAAGGACTTCCACAGACCGGCCATGGTCATGGCCGAGGAGTTCAAGTACGCGGCATGCCGGCCGGTTCTGAACCACTACTTGGACTCAGGGTCGTATCAGCGTCTGATGGACCTCGCAGAGGCCTTCCCGGACCACGTAATCGAGTTCACGCTCTGCAACGAGAGTGTGGGCAGTGAAAGCAAGCCCATGATCGTATGGGAAGTAAGGAAATACTAGCATGAAAGCATACCTCGACATTCTGAAACACGTACTCCAGAACGGAGAACGCAAAGAAAACCGGACGGGGATCGATACCCTCGTCGTTCCGCCCCAGATGCTCACCTGCGACCTGCGCGACGGCTTCCCACTCCTGACAACAAAGAAGATGGCCAAGAAGTCCATGCTCGTGGAACTGGAGGGCTTCATCGGCGGGATCACCGACAAGCGGTGGTACCAAGAGCGTGGCTGCAATATCTGGAATGAGTGGTCGAATCCGACCAACAACCTCGACAACGACCTCGGCCCTATCTATGGGCACCAGTGGAGGAGGTTCGGACACACCCTACCTTCCATGTGCAAGCAGAATCCTCTGCTCCGACCGGAAGATCAGTTGGCAACAATCATAAACTCACTGAAGACTAATCCCAACGACCGGCGCATGGTCTGCATGGCTTGGAATCCTACGCAGAATGCTGAGATGGCCCTTCCCCCCTGCCACCTCGGCTTCGTCCTCCAGCATATCAACGGCGTCTTGCATCTGGCGCAGATCCAGCGCAGCTGCGATATGTTCCTCGGCGTCCCGTTCAACTTGGCCAGCTACGCCATGCTCCTGACCCTTCTGGCCAAAGAAGCAGGCATGGCAGCAGGCACGTTGAACATCCAACTGGTCGACTGCCACGTCTACGTCAACCACTTGGATCAGTGCCACGAGCAGTTGAGTCGCACGGAGCGTCCACTCCCTGAAGCACTTATCGGCGACTGGTCAAGTATCTGGGATTGGACCCATAAAGATGTGATCTTCTCAGGATACGACCCACATCCTCCGATCAAAGGAAAGGTGGCTGTTTAGCTGCCTCTGGACTGATCGGGTATTAGCTGCTATATTCTACAATGAACGCAGCAGTGGCAAAAAGAGATCTATACCAGATTTTTAAGCGAGATCGCCGCCTCAGAAATGAGGCGGTTGATCCTGTTATGGACCTGCAGCTGCATGAACTGGCAGACCCCGGCTCCGTTGTAAAGAAGATCAACGGGCACGCCCAAAATACGCCCACTCCAGAGTGCGTCCCGTCGAAAGAGCGCCACGAAGCGGTAGAGATGCTTACTGGATTTGGAGACTTCGACCCTTCCGTCGCCGTGACCGATCCTAGGGAGGCGGAGAATCAGCGCCGAAAGCTGCTGGAGCTCAAAGCAGCACGCATGCAGGCCCGGATGAACACTGAAATCACCGTCGGGCAGACTACCGCCTACAGAACCCTGTGCGTCTACCGCATAATCCGGGAGCTGGCACGCATAAAATCGTGCATCAGCCCCGACGAGATCCTTGCAGACGTCGATTTTTGGAACGATCCACCCCCGATGCCGGTCACCGTGGCCCCCGAGCCCATGTACAAGGCACGGTACCAGGTCATCCAGCCCGTCCGGGCCATGATCCTGGAGTTTGAGCAGCACCTTGGCCGACCGATCCCCTTCGAGCCCCCTAAAGACGATGAGGAGGCCTGCAAGTACTTCTGCTACGTCATGGAGGAGGTATCCAACAGCCTGTACGTGGAGCGGGGCTCAACGATGATGCCCGATTACGGTATATTTGGCACGAAAGGGCTCTTCGACCACCGCACAGCACATCTGGTGTGGCCCTCCCGGCACGAGTTGATCTCCACCGAAGAGCTCCTCATCGAGGAAGTGCTGAGGAAGTTCACACAAGACGGAGACAGGGCGTCCAAGGGCCGACTTATCAGCAAGTACGGCCTCCTGCGCCACGAAGCCATCGAAATACAGCATTTGACGTTCTCCTACAGTAAGAATATGATCAGTTCTGACCTCGAGCTGGTGCGTACCAAGGTCCTCATGGGCCTCCAGCACACGGTCGACGAGAGCCTGCTGGTAGGCGACGTCAGGGCGCAGATCACGGCATTGACGCAGATAGCCAAGATCTCAGGCCTCTTGGAGGATCATGAAGACGACTTCAATGAGGAGATGAGCCGCACCCTCCGCGATATGCGTGGCAAAGTGTTCAAGAAGCCTCAGAAGCCGGAAATCCCAATCAGATCAGTAGAGGTAGAGTGATGAAGTCGGTTGACATTCAGGCAAATACGTATAGAGTAGTGACCACACGTACCCGTATCGTAGCCGCCCTTTTAGGGGCGGCCTTTCTATTTGGGTGTAAAGAGGTCTCATTACCAGATATCTCCGGAGACAGCTTCAAGTTGCCTCCTAAGGTGCGCGCCTTTCCTGCACCGCCAGCAGAAGATCCGAAATACCCGAGGTACGACCCGTACCAGCCCCTGTACCAGGGAAACAGGTTCTGGAGGGACCGGAAGAGTGCCCCTCCGACAAAGAAAATCGACTGGAGGGAGCAGCACAAGATCGAGCTCAGCAACCTGGGGTTCGATATGCTCAAGTGGGGAGCCGTCGGGGCCGTCTTAGGCATAGCCTTCTGCCTTTCAGTTCAGAACGAATTAGCGGACGCTGCAGGGGCCTTCGTGGCCGCGGCAGGACTCATATCGATCGGCTTCGGTATGGGCTTCCTGTGGATCACGGAAATCTGGCAGTGGATGGTCTACGCGGCGACAGCAGGTGCAACCATCTGGCTGGTCATGAGATTCCGAGGCAGGGGACTGAAGTTTCGAAAGCCGAAACCTTCTTGCAAAATACCCCCTGAACCTGTAGAGTAACGCAGGTAAAATCAAGGAGAAAACGATGTCTAAAGATTTTGTTATCAGACCCCTTCCGCTCATTGAAGAAGATTTGGTCATTGCCCAGAGCGCGTCCGTCACCCTCGACCCCGTGAAGTTCACCACCAACGACAATGCCAAGGGCGTTCACGGATCGTTTGCTCTGCACATGAAGACCGTCGGGGCGGGCTCAGTAGACGTCACTATCGAGACGTCAGGCAACGGGGGCGAAAGCTTCGTGCCGCAGCCGACGAAAGTAGTCACGGCGCAGGCAGCCGGCGAGATCCACGTAGCGTTTACCACGCCCCTGAGCTCGGATGTCCAACTCAAGATCACTGAGACTGGCGTCGGGGAAGCAACCGTTGAATCCATCTATTTCATCTTCCAATAAATGACCGTAGCTGAAGGCAGAATCGTCCAGAACGCGGTACTCCTGTCGTTTGACGCAGGAGACTCCAATGCCGAGTTCGACGGGCCATTGCTTGTAACCAACCAGGCACACTCCATCGTCATCGACTCAGGTGTCGGTGCTGGTACGTATCTGCCGTTCCCTGAGCTGGAAGTGAAGCTGCCGGACAGATCTGGGGGCTTTGAAGAGAAGGAACTCCTCATAAACATCGCGCTGGAGGGCGTCCCCCTTCTCGCGCGGATAGTCGACGGCTACCCGTTCGCCCCCGTCACTGTGAACGTCTACGAATACCTCTTCAACGACATCACGGGCGAGGTGCCGGAGATTCGGCACTTGTACAAGGGCAGGTTGTCGACAGCGACGAACAACTTCAACAAGATGAAGAACGTCATCCGGGTGTCCGTCAATAACGACAAGGGAAAATTGAACTTCCCCCTCGGAGTCACCGCCAACGTTCAGTGCAGCTGGGTGTTTGCCGACACCACGTGCAAGGCCACCAAGATCCAGCTCGTCAGCACCGTCGACTTCATCAGCGGGACAGTCATCTCTCTGACAGAAGCCCCCAACCCGATCACCTACCCTTCAGGCCTGTTCAATAAGGGCTACGTCGAACGCAACGGCGTTCGCATCCTGATCAAGGACTGGATCTCTGGGGAGCTTGTCTACTGCGCGAAGCCGGTACCGCCCGAGTGGGCGGGGGAAGACATCACCCTCAACAGCGGGTGTGACAGGTCGCTTGAGACATGCATCGGAATCTACGACAATCAGAACAACTTCGGCGGACTCGGGTACCTCATGAGCGCACACAACCCGTTGTACGAGGAACCCTAATGCGCTGGCAGCACCTTGACCCTAAAATCGAGAGCCGCATCGCTGGTGCCATCCGCCCCTGGAGCGGCACCCCCTACATGCCTGGGCAGCAGAAGAAGGGCATAGGCGTCGATTGCGTCAGGTTCGTCACCGGAGTCCTCGACGAGCTCTACGGCATCCATAGGGACTACAAGGCCCTCCCCCTTGACGTGTGCATGCACGACCCGAAGAAGGCAGTCAAGACCATGCTCACCATCCTTCACCTGTACCCGAACGAAGTGTTGGACGACCTGTCGGTCGTAGAGCCGGGAGATGTCCTCCTCACCGGAACATCCGAGGCACCGGGCCACGCCATGCTGGCGGGAGTGCTTGACAATCGCCTCTGGCACGCGGATGGTAAAAGAGTGGTTTCCACAGCACCGAGGTTCGGCAGAGGATCGCTGAGCCGGCTGTATAGGATAATTCGTCCGGACAACAAAGAGAGTTGGGTATAATGGCAATCTTCACGATCCCCAATCTAGTCAAACTGGCCATGGCCGTGGCGTCTTCAGCGTACTCCTACTACGCCAACAAGAAGATGATGGACGATAGGAAAAAGAAGCCTACTTCGGACGACCGGCCTACTACCACCACCACACGAGGGGCCTACCTGCCACTCTTGATAGGCCGCCGCAGGCTGGGACCAATCGTAGCGTGGGTGGTCGACCGGCAGACGGTGGGGGAGACGGTGACCGAGACCGCTGGACACCTACTCTGCGTAGGTCCTGCCAGCAGGATTTATCGGATTTTCGAGAACGGTAAGATCATCTTTTCGCAGCAGTTGGAGAGGTACTCGGGGACCTCAGGGACACTCTCCGGATCTACGTTCAACACATCAAACGGTAGAAGTTTCACAATCTACTGGGGAGAGAACCTCCCTCCAGCTTCGGGAGCCCCTCCTGAATTGGGATCTGAGCTTCCTCGAGTCTGCTACATTGTGTGGACAGCCTTGGAGCTTGAAGGCAACCTGTGGCCTGAATTCACCTACGATATAGGAGTCGACCCCCTCCCGAACGGAGACGGTATAGGTACCTCAATCGTCGGCAGCCCACCCGAGGTAGGCGACTACGAGGATATTCAGGACACCCAGAACGGGTTCCCTGGGGCGAACTACGTGGAGATCCTCGGAGATCACTCAGCTGAATACACAGGCGCCAACGCACTCATCAGATTTGACCAGGTTCCGGAGGATCAGACTTCAGGCAGTTGGATAATCACGATTACAAACAACGGAACCCCTCCGCCAGTAATCACGAACGCCTCCACTTTGACTCGGCAAAGTACGACGTGGGACGGGGAAGTCCTGTCCTTCGACTTCAACAGGTGGTACGTCGTGGCGGCATACCAAGACCTTGGCCCAGGAGACCTCTACTTCACGACGACGATGCTTGCGGAATACACCCTTCAGAACCTGCCTGCAGAGGGCAAGACTATCCGGATCTCGGTAGATATCGCCACAGGAAGGGGCGACAGATTAGACAACTTCAACCAGATCTCCATCATCTCAAATGCCGTAGTCAAGGGCAGCATTAAACACCTCGGGTACCTCTACGACAATCCGGAAAGTGTTACAGGCGAAGTGATCACAGGTGACGTCAGATTCACCAAGTACAATGTCGAGATCGAGGGATCTGCGTGGGTACACTACGACATCGTATACACGATCCAAGACAATGATGACCTCGAAGAAGATTGGAAGTTCAGTTTCGAGGCTCAGGCAGACGAGGCGACGATACCTCCGCCTAGAGTGTTTGTTTGGGACATCGCCAACCTTGAAGCGCAGGCAGGCACCGAATACGACATCCGCAGAGTCTCTCTCCTGAACAACTTGTCCCCGACAGGCCTCGGAGAGGATATGACCCTCTGGGACACTGTCGACGACACCAATGGCACCATCGAGTTCATAGACAGTGGGCCGTCGTACAAGACGCCGCCGGCGGAAGCCTCCGGGACCTACCAGAACCGATTGGACGTTACAGGCACGCCTGCTCCTGCAGTCGCGGTACTGTCGAGGGATCTCAGGACAGTCTACCCGAACGAGGGCGACTTGATCCAGTACTCCTTCTTCATGGCCGTGGTGGAAGGCGTCCTGAAAGTCTCCGTCGACGGAGGTGCTGCAGACTACTGGAGCGCCACAATCACGGCCATAGGCGGAGGGATATCCTACGTCACATCCGACACCAATACGGTCCTTCTCATGGAAGCCACGTCAGACCCTGACTGGTTGAAAGTGACGGTGCAGCACGAAGTCCAGCCCGCGGAGTCCGGCTTCGTCGGACTGGACTACTACGTGCAGATAGCACTCACAAACACGTCCTCCCCCTCAGAAGTGTACATCCAAGATTTGGATTCTGGAGAAGGATCCGACAAGAAGACTCGCGTAGAGCTCAACGATGAGATCACGATCCTTACCGACTTCACAGGGGAGATGGCCCCGGTCATTCCTGAAGTGATTGGTGGGGCAAACGCCGCAGGCGTTATCCATCAACTACTCTTCGAGCCGTACCCATACGGAGCCAACCTGGACCCCGCGGATTACGACCTCGACACCCTCAGTGCCTTGAGTCAATTGATGGCCTCAGAAAACTTGCCGGCATCGGTCATAGCCGACGAGGGCAAGGACCTCGAGGCCGTCCTGGCAAACATCCTGCAAGACATTGGCGCCATGATGTACTGGGACTCCTCTGTAGGTCAGTACAGGTTCAAGGCCATCCGGGCCGACAGCCTCGAGGATGAGATCATAGACATTACCGCTCTGACCCAGAATCCCCAGACTACGGTGGTCCACGACGAGACCTTGACCAATCAGCTCGTCTTCTCGTTCTCCGACATTGCGAGGAAGTACAAGGAGACCACACTTCTTTACGACAACGACGCGGTGGTAGAGGAGGGATACGGGCAGACAAAGAGATCGCGGCAGGTACGTATACCTACGGCCATCGACTTCGAAACTGCTAAGGTTATCGCAGAGAGACGCAGTCAAGAAGAGCTCGGCCGTCCAAGCTCTTTCAAGGTATACACCTCGAGAGGCGTCGTCAGAAACCCTGGAGATGCGATCCAGATCCCGGATAATAGTCTTGTTTTGAGAGTCCTGGGAGTGCTCGACAACACTGAGACGAATGAGGTAGTCCTTGAAGCTGTGACAGAGTTCTACGGCATCCCCACGTCGGTATCCAACGTCCCTCCAGGAGGAGGCACGGACACAGACGGACTGCTACCGGACAAAGACATCGCATTCAACATCATTGAGCTGCCGAGAAGACTATCCACGGAACTTAACCGGATATTCTCCCCACGCATCCGGGGAGCATTGGATACCGTGGCAGCACACCTCTGGTTTTCTACCGACGGATCCACCTACTTCCAGGACAACGTGTCGTCTAGGGCCTTCGCAGGGGGCAACTTAAATCAGACCATGTCTGCGGAGGGGTACATCATCGAAGAAGGCCCTGTCATCAATATTGAAGGCCCTGACAGCATCGAAGTCCTCGACCTGACAGGAGCGGACAAAGATTGGCGCCGAGGCCGGCAGGTAGCCCTGATAGGTCATGAATGGTTTTTCGTCCAGAAGGTCACCGTACTCAACTCCCAGCAATTCAGACTCGACAATTTGATCCGGGCAAGGTACTCCTCTGAGGCTCAGTCGCACGCGGTAGGCACTCAGGTCTATATCTTCGAGGACACCAAACTCACATGGGCAATCACCCAACCCGCCGCCGGCACATCCCTGTCGCTGAAGACGCAGCCGTTCAACGCCTTCGGGTCGCTTGACCTTGCCAACATCGTTCCCGATACCAAGATCGTCCTCGGAGACGGAACCCGCCCAGCCCCGCCGTACGGCATCAACACGCCCGAAGGGGCCTCTGCATGGCTTACAGGAGGTGATGCAGTCCTCTCGTGGCAATACCGCAACGGCATTGCTCCAGGAGCAGGAGAGACACCTGCAGGCGTTCCGGTAGGTACTGCAGCGCCCGAGGGGACCTTTACATTACAAGTTTGGGATGATACATTTACTACACTGAAGCGGACGGAGACCGGATTGCTGACCGCGGCGTATACGTACACCCAAGCGAACCTCGTGAGCGACTTCGCGGGAGAGCCCTCAGCATTCGGAGTCCGGGTGATAAACATCTCAAGCGCAGGACTCACTTCCGATCAGGCGCAGGCAGTAATCAATTTAGCGTGAGGATAATATGGCAATCAGACCAGTATTAGCGGATGTCCTGTCAGGGGCAGAGAGCTGGGACACGACGATCAATCAGAACAACGCCAAGATTGCCACGGCGCCGTTCCCCCTCCTGCTCGAGTCCAGCAAGACGAACCTCGACAACAACTGGGACCCGGCACTGTTCGATGCCTGCATCGCTGTCGTATGGGACGGAGTGGCTGGCAACCCGGTAACCATGTACGCCTCCCGCCACGACGCATGGGAGCCGGTCTCCACGTTGGCCAACACAGGCGTCCTCTCGACAGATAAGCTGCTTCACTTCTCGGACGCCCAAGGGGACAGTCTCGCCAACGGAGGCATCACCGCAGGCGTTTGGACTCCCAGACCGTTCAGAACAGCGCATGTGACCAACATTGCCGGCGCCGTACTGAACCTCAACCCCACAGACACTGTGGAGCTGCCTGAGGCAACCTTCTGGGTCGAGGCACTTTTCAACGGGTTCGAGATCGATGACACCGTCGGCAGGCTTCGGCAAATATCCGGCGTTGCGGCCGACATCCTCATGGGCCGCCGAATGTTCACATCCTCAGGGCATGTGACACCGACCACACAGACAGGCCTCTGCGGGCTCTTCACCAACGCCACGGGGTCTGCGCAGACATTCCAGATCCAGCAGATCTGCACGCTAACCAACGCCGTCGACGGGTTCGGCCCTGCATCCACGCTGGGCGGAGCCAACACGACATACGCTGACTACAAAATCTGGCAGGTATCCTAATGAAGAAATACTACGAATGGGTCGGCGAAGACGTGCCTGTTGAGTTCTCCGGAACTGCAGAGGAGGTCGAAGCGTTCGAGGCTGAGAATGCTCAGCTGACGCGCGTACTTAAAGCGCGGCACGACGTGCTGGCAGCGAGGACGGAGGGTGCTCGTAAACGTCGGAAGCGCCTCAAGAGGTACTCCCTCGGCAAGCAGCTCAAAACGATCTGGAGCGCCTTGGAGTTCATGCGCGACACAGGCACTGAGTTCCCCTCGAACGTGGCCGAGATGATGGATAAACTGAACCAAGAGGAGTCATAATCATGGCCAAAAGCAAAGGCAAGAAAGTTACCATCAACCTGTTTCCGGAGGGTGAGCTTGAAATCACCACAGCAGACGCCGAAACGGTCACGCCCTTCTGCAACTACGCGCACCCCGACACGCGCGCTTCGATCACACACAGCAAAGTCACTACCAAGGACGGGAAGGCATACAGAACGCTTCAATCCGTGGAAGATGTTAAGCTTCTGATCAAAGAAGCCGGCGGAAGACTTCGCGGCCGCAACTAGCCGGTATTAGCCGGAGAACTGCATTTCAAGCTCGGTGTTGTCGTAGTAGCACATCTGGAAGGCATCCGAGCGGTCAGGGGAGTCAAAGCCCCTCTTCTTGTGCTCGTCCTTGGTCTCTAGGCAGATCTTGCCCTTCTTGGTCATGTTGTAGACCCTGGACGTCAGCTGGCTGATGAGGAGCGAATCATCCGGCATCCACAGAGTACCCGCCTTGGCCAGATCTTTGATCCTGAATGCCGCCTCGGTCGCCGCGTTGTCGTACGTCTTGTAGTCGAACGCGCGGTGCTGGGTATGAAACTCATGGATCTGCTTGCCGGCGTCTCCAAACATGTGCATGACGCCCTGACCGATGCCCCCAGCATCTCCGACGTACAGAGTATCCCTGTCGGTCCATCCAGCCTGCTTCTGAAGCTTGAAGCCGTGCCGCACGCAAGTGCTTGGATCTTCGTGTGCCCAGAACTTCCAGTCCTTCACCCCGAAGCCCTGACGCATGAACAGTACGTTCTCGTCTCCTCCGAACCTGGCAAAGTCGAGACCGAACTGCCTGTCGAGGATGCCCTTCGAGTTGACCGTGCCGAACATCTTGAGCTTCCGGGATACGTCGAAACAGTCCTGCAAGTCCTCGATCGAGAGTACGCAGTTCGGATCGCTGTGAGGGAATTCCCCGAGAACACGCACGCGGTAGACGTCGGAGTCCCTGCCGTACTTCTCTTCCAGCTCATGGTTGCGTCGGGTGGAGAACCACTTCGATTCCGGCGTCTCTTCAGCGTTCCAGGTAAAATGCGCCCATTTAGCCTTGTCCTTGTTGAAGCAGTCGAAGAACTTACAAGCCCGGGTGTTGGGATTGCCGATCTTGAAAAACAGGGCGTTCGGATTGGACATCGTACCTTCGTACTGCTCCTCGATATCGTGACCGATGCCGGAAGCCTCCTCGAAGAAGACATCCATGCTTTCAGCGTGCTGCCCCTGGACCTTCTCAGACGACGTTGACGCGGTGTACAGCATGGCGCCCCAGTTCTCTGCGCGATGCCCTAAGACGCCGATGTTGGTGGCTGAGAACTGGTAGATCTTCCTGAGTGCAGGGTGGGCATTTTGGCCGTATACCAGCTTGCGACATTGGGCCAGCCAGACGGTCTTGGCCTGGGCCATGGTGGGAGCTACGAGGAGGATCTTGTGTTCAGGGTTGAGTAGTCGCCATAATCCGATGACGGCGGACACAGCACTCTTCCCCGGCCCCTGACCTGACTTGATGGCGATCCGCTTCTCCCCACGTTGAACAGCATCCATGGCCTGCCACTGCTGCCACGTGGGTTCGAACCCGAGGAGGTGAGCGAAGATGAATATATCGCTTGCGATCATCCGGATAAATTCGGATGAGATTTGTGAAGACCTGCTTGCCATACTGCCTAGGGAAGAAGATTATTTCTTTGGGACTTTGTCGTACACCTGTACAAAATACAGGACCCAGCCTCCGATGCTGGCGAGGGTTGCCCCTGCAACGAGGGTGAGGATGCCGGCCACAACCCTTATCTGGGTGGCGAGGGTGTTGTGCTTCATTTTGATGCCAGGGTCGTTGCCGTCGCCCCACATATCCTTAGCGAGGGCGGCTTGAGTCTCTTTGGCGTTAGCGCAACGCTCTTTCTGAACCCTTGTGTGGGTCTCGAGACTGCCCTTGACTGCGGAGATCTCGAGGGTCTGGGCTTCCATCTTGCTCAGTAGGCGGACCTCCATCGCGCTTACTGCTTCCAGGACGTCTTTGTTTGGGACACTCACTGCTGATACTCCTCGTTATTGGTAGATACTCAGTTCTGCTGCGTCTTGAGAGAGCTCTTCGGAATCTCGCACATACCCATGTATTCGGGCTTCTGTAACGTCGGCACCCAAACCGGCCTCGATCAAGTCAATGCTAGGGAGGGTACCGCTGCCGATAGATCCGGAGGCTTTTTGCACATCGTCAATATACAAAGAGGTGGCTCCTGACTCCGCAGTAGCTTGGACGACTAAGAAGTTACTCACACCCGTAGGCACCTTCAAAGGCTGCCCTACATCATTCAGGGCATAGAAGTCTTTTGCAGTGCAATACCACTTAGTCCCAGAGGGGAGCACAAAACCGGGCGAATTGTTGATATTTATCAGGATTCGTGATATCGTCGCGCTTGGAGTTATAGCGTAAGTGCCTTCAAGCACTCCGTTATAGTACGCTTTTAGATTATTCCCTTCGCGTGTGATCTTATATTTAGCGTCCGTTTCATCAAGAGATCCCGTCGCAATTACACCTATCTGCCCCGAATCAGTACCTACCTTGATACCCTTCTTGGGAGCAGGCTCATTTGCCGCGCCGCGTTGTCTATGTAGAATTCGAATGTATTTCCCGTCTGACATCTTTACATAAAAATAATAGTCTACCCCACCCTCAGTTGATATCGCCGCGACGTCTTCGGAACTAAACGTTATTCCTACTTCGAAATCCCTGGTTCCGTATGAGGCCAGAGAATCGTTCGCCCCATTAAATTGGTACGCTACTGACAAGTGACCGTCGGCCGCAGATTCCATCGTGTATTTTGTGCCACCCGCCCCGCCAGCAACAAGAGCCTCAACAGGCTTGGTAGTGCTAGTGTCTAAGATAGTATCTGGAAGCGTAAGCGTACTGAAGTCGAAATCAATAGGTTCGTGACCTGTAGTCACGTCTGTAGTCCCCTCAACGCCTACACCTCCGAGGTCGTTTCCGATGAACCCGGAAGACGTTATGTAGATGCCTCCGGTTCCAGCCTTTCCTAGAATGTAGCTCTTAGATCCAGGCTTAGAGGGGACCTTTACAGCAATGGCCATCGTCCACGGAAGAGGGAGAACCAGTAAGGCGTTGAGTACGTCAGTAGCGTCGAATCGCGCACCTGCGTGGCCGTTGCCATCGATGTCGGCTATGAGTGCCGGTCGGTTAGCTACGACAGCTTGCGTAGGGTCGTATTGGGGGGTGGTTTTGTCAATCCAAGTCTGGATCGGATTGGTAATGCCAATACTGTCAGGGGCGACCCAAAGCAGTGCCTGTATGACAGCCTTCCCTTGTGCGGCGATGGCACCTAAAAGGCCACTGAAAAACATTAGATGTCTCCGAATGCGAGCCAGGAGTTGGTGGCGATTTTACGCAAGGCCACGACGCCGTACTGGTGGGCGATCGGGAGCGATGCTCCGTCGACGCCGTTGAGCAGGACGCCGGCAACCGCGGTGATCGTAGTAACGCCGGCACCGAGTTGGGTGATCAGAGGAACTGAGGCGGTCGGGAAAGGCACAGTAGCGTGTAAGGGGATGGTCAGTACGTTGGCTGCTGCGTTGGTCATGTCCACCGAGGCAGTCTGATCGATCCTTACAAGCTCGTAAGCAGTGCCGGTCTGAGTGTTGACGTAGGCAATATCACCAAGACCCTGCTGGTAGGGAACGTCGGCCCATTCGTCGACGCCGTTGCCGATCTTACCTAGCCATGCGTCTCCGACCTGCTCCATGCCGATCTCAAACAACGCCAAAGTGGGATTGGTCGTATTCCATGCAGCGGTAGTCCCGCCCTTCTGTCGCATGCGCCTGATTTCTTCTGATGCCATGTGTAGCTCCTACGGCGTGCCGCCGAAATATCCATTCAGTGTGTATACAGTATCGGGGAAACCGCCAAAAACAAAGTCAGACATCTCGAACGACGGAGGTCCGCCCCAGATGGAGTCGAATCCGGTACTCAAGAGTTCGATCAGGGTGTATGAGACTTCGCACACCTCCCGGTTGGTCCAAACCTCTCTGATAGCGTCAGCTGCGAACCGTACGAGGTGCGCGGAGGTTAAACCCTCGAAGGCCGAGGACTCGTCGAATGCGGCCCCCGTGAGGATCACGAAATTATCGCCCTCTGCCGTCACTTGGGCAACCGTCGTGATGATCGGATCCTCGTTCGGCACCTTGATGGCCACGTGCTCGAAGAAGTCCATGATGTCGTCAACCGACTCGGTCGACCCTTTGATGACGATCTCGTTGGGTCGCAGCTCGACGATCTCCCAGAGAGTCTGGGGGTTGACGAAGAAGAACGGAGCCAGCCTGCCTCGAGCCCAGTCGAAGAACCTCAGGAAGTAGAAAGCCTCCGCCCTGCTCATGGAAGACTTCAAGCCCCACTTCATCTGAGGGCGGTCGGAGTCGACCTCTACGAGGCGCCCTCTGCCGAATTCAACCTTGGTTCCATATCGGAACACGCTATTGGTCGGGTCGGTGCTCCAGTTGTGCGGAATGTCGAAGATAGGGTACCCTTCGAAGGTGTCCGGGTTGAACTCGAAAAGCCTCATGGCCAGATCGTAAATCTCGACCTCGTTAACGAGGATGTCGACGTCTGCGCCGGCACCTGCAGTCAGGGAGGTTCCGTCGAACTCTCCAGCAATGTCCGAGGTAAGGTAAGCAATAATACCAGAGGTGCCGAGGATCATGAGCGCTGATGAATCCTGCCTGCGGACGAATTGCAGGCTGTCCGTATTGCCGCTAAAGGAAGCAGTCGCTACGGTCGATGCGTTGACTTTTACGTCATATCGCTCGGCACCTCCGGAAACTCGTTCGAGAACCACTTGGTTCGCGTTGAAATCCAGAGTGATGGAGTAGGCAACTTTCTCGCCTACGACAGGGGTGTTGATCGTGTAATCGGTCACCAGGTACAGGCTGCCGGCGCGGTCCAGCTCTTCACTGGTCACGGAGTCGCCGTTCTGCAGATTCAGGTGCTGGGACACGATCGAGGGCGATCCAACCTGCACAGGCCACTTGACGGGGTCCACAGCAAGGTCGTTGAAATCGTCTTCAAAGAGCGTCGTACGTCGGTCGGAAGTGAGGGGCACCAGGGCCGACTCGTCGATGTTCTCGTTGACGTTGATGTCAACCTGGAACTTGTCGTCGGTGAATAAGGTCTCCTGCAGGCTGGCGAGCTCGATGTCGACGTCGAGGGTGGGGATTATCGAGTTGACGCTGCCACCAAGATCGACGATAGCTTCGGTGACCATCACGAAATCGTCAGCGACAGCCTCTATGGTGTAGTATCCGACGTCTTCCACCCCGCAGTACCCCTGAGCCACGAGAAGCAGCCGTGCGCCCACGAAGAACCTTGTGTTGGAGAAATCCCCGAGGAAGACGTTGTCTTGGAAGGAATCCACGTTGGTGACGTCGGAATAGAGGGGGATCGGCACAGGCTCATTGGCCATGCGCTGGATGAACGTCGTCAGCTGGCTGCAGTCCCGTTGATCCATGGCGGTGAGCCGGGAGAAGAGGAACCTGCGGGGCCGGACCTGCAGACCCTTCCTGTATTCGGTGCCGTCGGTCAGCGCCTTAACGCTGGTCCTGTAGGCAGTCTCTACGTCAACCTTGCGGGACCAATTGTTGACGAGCTGCTTGGGGTAGTGCGTCAGAGGCGCCGGGACGATCTGGAGTGAATCTACCTGACTCATTAGAATCGACCTCCGCGATCCGCTCGAGGACCTGAGATGGCGATGGCATCTTGGTTGTCTTGGATGCCCTTGCGGAAAGCACTCTGACCATTGTTGATGAGCTGTTCCATAGTGTTCTCGTCGGCTATCATCACAGGAAGGATGGTGGGCTCCGCAGGAGCGAATCCGCCGGCCGGCACTGCGCCGCCAGTGGCGAAGCTCATCGTCTTGGCTCTGCGGGCCGAAGACTTGCGGAGGCCGGACAGTCCGTCGAGGCCGAGGAGGGGGTTGACGATACCGCTGTTGATGCCCTCGAAGAACCCTACGCCGAGCTTGCGGACGATCTCAGGGCGGACGACGTACTCGCCAGGGCGGAGCCATGCCGGTACCGTGTCGCGAGGATCCTTGTTGGCCAGAGGGGGGTGACTGTTGACGGTACCACCTTCGGCAAAGCCTTGGACGTACCCTCCCTTAGCGAAGCCCAACACCGACTTGATGAAGCTGCCTGCAGCCTTTCCGGCCGAAGCCTTGGCCTCTGCTGCGAAGATCTCTTTCAGGAAGTCGTTGATGAAGCTCTTCAAGATGGTGTTCAGGACAGTGTTCGACAGGTCGAGGAAGAACTTCTTCCATCGGTCCTTGATGCTGCCCTGGGACGGATCGAGCGCCCTTGTGAGGGTATCGGAGATGGCAGAAGCAACCTGGTTGAGCACCGTCTGGATGCCGGTAAGTGCGACCTCGAAGCCGTTGGGTAGGTCGTTGATGAACTGATTCCAGCCCTCTGAGAGTCCCATGATGACTGCTTCGGCCCCGCCCTCGGCGATAACCTTGGCCTTCTCCAGCTGGACGTTGATGGCTTCTAGTTTGGCCAGTTCGGCGTCGAGTTCGGCGTTGTACTTCTGCTGCTCCAGGGACTTGTCCTCAGATGCTGCAGCCAGACGCTCCAGTTCGGCGATGCGGATTTCGGAGGATTCCTTTTCAAGTCCGACTGCTTTGACGTCGAAGTCCTCACGGGAGATCCCGCCGGCAGCCCGCTGAGTCTCCAGTCTCGTCTTCGATGCGGCGATCTCGGCATCCTTCTTGGCGATCTCAGACTTAATCCTGAACTCTTCGCCCAGCTTGAGGAGCCGGAGGTTGGTCAGGTTGTTGGAGTCGCGCTCCAGATCGGTACCGGCCTCGAGCAGTGCGTTCTTGCGCAGCTGCCCGGCAATCTCCTGGTTTCCAGCCTGGACGATCTCTCCAGCCAGCTTGGCAGCCTCCTGCTTGGCAGCGTTGCTGAGTTGAGTGTCTGCCAGGACTCTCTCCGCAGCCTTGGAGTCAGGACCCACCTCAACGAGGTCGTCGACCAACTCTTTTGTGGACTTGTTCAGCTTCTCGCGTTCGATGGCAATACGCTTCTGGCGTTCGAGGCTCGCGCTCTCCAGGGACAGGATTTCCTGCTGCACCTTCTTCTGCGCGTCGAGGAGCTTGAGGCTCTCCTGGAGTTGGACCTTCCGCACCTGCAGGGTCTGGGGAGGGAGATTCAGCTTGGCCAGATCCAGCTCTTTCGACGCCTTATCCAGCGACTTGGTAAAGCCCTTGGCAAGTGCGTCGAAGTCGAGGTTCGGCTTGCCGACCACAGCACCTGTGGCACTTTCGAGGAAGGTCTTCAAGGCTGCAGCGCTGCCGGCCTTAGTGCCTGCACCCTGCTTACCGGCATTCCTGCCACCCGCAGTCTGCAGGGCAAGAATCCGGGCACTCGCACTGGTGTCTACAGCGTCGAGGTTCTTCTTCAAGTTCTTCTGCACCCTGAGCAGTGCTTTGTCGACGCGGGCGAGTCCCTTTACGGCGGTGTCTGCGGCGTCCCGTAGGCCGTCGGTCAGTACCTTCAGGGTGTCTTTTACGTCGCCTTCTTTGATGCCGAGAATGGTCCCCAGCGCGGGAAACTTTTTAAGGAGGCTGTCGATTATGTCGGTGATAGCGTCTGAAATGATATTGACGATGGCCAGAACCGTCTCTGTGGCGAGGGACTGGATGGCAATGAATGCCTGCTCGAATCTCAATTTCACGGTTCCGGCAAAGCTGCTTATCCTGATCAGCAGTTTGTCGAGGACTGCACCCATCGTGATAGCCACAACTTGGATGGTTTCAAGGAACGAGGCATCTCCGCCGATCTCTTTCTCAATGTCGCTGAAGCTGTCCTTGACCTTGCCCAGAGTAATCAGCATGACAGCAAGGGCGGCGACCACCGCGGCGATAGGTATGGCCATGCCGGCAAGGGAGCCGACAAGGATCTTGAAGCCTACAGCCGCACTCGCAGCTTTACCGCTGAGTGCTGTCAGGCCTGCGATCACGAGGCCCCACGGTACGAGCTTCAAAGCGACGGCAGCGCCTATAAGTAGTCCCAGGACCCTGCCAAGCGCTTTAGAGTTCGCCCCAAACAGCCTCAGCAGTTCCGTGATCGGCCTTATAGCTATTCCGATTATTTTCACGGTGTCCAGGATGCCGATCAGTATCCCCGAGATGACTTCCAGGGTGGAGGATGCGAGGTCCAAAGCCCCTGTTATAATCCCAAGGTTGTCGCCCAGGAAGGCGTTCCGGAAGTCGGCCACAATGCCTGTCAGGGTGTCGCCAAGGTTCCTGAACGCGGCCAGGGACTCCGGGGTGGGAGATATGGCGCCGGTCAGCTTGTCGATCACCACGAGCTCGTCACGCAAGTCTCGGAGGACGTCCTTGATGCTCTCGAAGAATCCCAGGCCCGCTTCGCCGGCAACCAGGAGCAGCGCGTCTTTCAAGTTGGTGAACAGTGCGCCGAAGGTGTTGAGGGCTTCTTCTCCAGCAACTTTGAAAGCTCCGAACTGCTCCTGAAGGAAATCGAACAGCCTGCCAGCTTCTTTCGCGTTGGCGATATCCTCGTTGGTGATGCCGAGGGATGTGGCAATTCTGGTTGTGCGGGACTGGATAGTACCCTGCAGGATGGACCGGATTTCTTCCGCCAGCTGATTCTGGGGCAAGCCGATAGCTGTGGCTGCCTGACTGATGCGGACTGTGAACTCTCTGACCTGGTCGGCCGACAGTCCGGCGCCGAGGCCCGGAGCAATGGCGGTCTGGTAAGCCTGGACCAAATCGTCGAAGGTGGCAGCCGTCTTGAGGGCCTCCCGTCGGAGCTGGACGGTCTGGGCAACTGCGATCTTCTGGGCAGCGGCAAGGGCTTCAGCACCCTGCACCATCTCACCTTGGGCGTTGACGACGAAGCCTGCAGCAAGGAATAGGCTGGCGATACCCAACTTGGCTTGCTCCAGTTGGGCATTGAATGTCACCATACTCGTGACGAGGTTCTTGAACAGTTCGAGGATCTTGCGACTGACCGCAAAGAACGCCAGAGCGGTGAAGAGTCGGAGGAAAGAGCTTTGAACTCGGTTGACCATACTGTTGAGGCCTTTCATGGTCCGAGTCAGGGCTGAGGCCCTCTTGCTGGTGTTGTCGATCTTCTTTGGGGCATCCTGCTCGAGCAATCCAAGACCCTGCGCCCGAGACCGGGAGATGCCGAGGTCGCTCAAGGCCTGCGCGTTGCCGGCAAGGCCCTTCTCCCTGGCAAAGGCAGCCAATGCCGCAAACTTCGCCTGCTTCTCCTGGAAGGATGCAATCTGCTTGTCGATGGTGAGCTGACGGGTGGCCGTGCGGAGGGAGCTGTTCTCCAGCTTGGCCCGTTGGACCTTGACTGCCTGGATGCTGCGTTCAACGGCCAGCTCGCGTTTGAGCTTGTTGAGAGACGGGTTCTTGAGGAGGGCCAACTGCCGTTCGGAGTTGACGAGCTGCTGCTGCCTGGCGAGCCGGGTCTTCTGCGTCTGGAGCGTCTTGCTGTTGAGCAAGGCCTGCTGCTTCTGGATCTGCAGTCGGGCCTTCTGCAAGTCGGTCAACTTCTTAGCGTTGGTCTGCGCCTTTTTGGAGGCAGTCCCAGAGGCGGCACGTCCACCGCCGGCCTGCAGCTTTTGAACTTCCTTCATCTCTTTCTTTATGTCATCTAGTGACTTCTTGAAGATGGTGAGGTTGTCAAAGCCTTTAGCCTTTACGGTGATCGGATAATCTATGCCGCCTCTGTCGACTGTCATCGTGATTGCTCCTTAGCAGTTGCCAACGTCCCGCATGAAGTCCTGAATGCCTTTACGTCCGTCTGACGCAGGGCTCTTCTTGCTGGGTTTAGGTAGGATGTCCTTGAGTTTTTCGGGAGCATGCGCGGCGACTGCCGTAAGGTGCGCTTGCTGTGCGACTTCTTCAATGTATACATCAGTTACCTCTACGCAGATTGCCTGGAACTTCACCAGGTCCAGGCCCATTAAGTATCCGAGACTTCCGTACTGTCCTCGGTTTGCGACCCAGACGTAGGCTCTTTCGAGTTCTCCGATGGGGTCGGAAGGTCCATGACTTCGTTGAGCTTTTCTTTTGCCACCTGGATCAACGTGTCCAGGTGCTCCTCGAAAGGGCCGAGTACGCCTTTGTTCGCCTTCAGAACCCCCATGGCGCCTTGAATCAAGGTAGGGATGTCCATCTTCGGGTGGTCGAGGAAGTCGGCCTCAGAGGGCCAGTCAATGGGCTGCCCCTGCTGGTCGCGGGGGAATGCTTCCTTTAGGCTGTCCATGATGAGGAAGGCCAGCGCTTCGTGGTTGTCTTCGGAGAGGGCCATGTCCATCAAGGAGCTGAGGGCTTCCTTGCGCATAGCGTGGCGGGTGCGTGCCATGTCGGGAGTAGCAGGACTCGTAGAGGTCTCTTCGAAGAAGTTACCGTCTTTCTGTTCTTGCCGGCGGACGATGCCTTGATCGTTGCCGTCAGATCCTGCACTGATAACTCCGACGATTGCTTCGCCGGCACTCTTGGCCAAGCCGAACACTCTGGCCAGGCCGGACCCGCTGATGGGGTAGAATTTGTGCTTCTTGCCTCCGAACTTGTGCGTAACACAAGAAGGTGCGAGGAGACCGAGTCGTTGCTGCCACTCTTTCATGATCACTCCTACGTTTTTGTTATGGGTGAAACTGCTCTAATATACTTCGGAAGCCTGAAAATGAAAATGAAAAAGCCCCTCTCCGAAGAGAAGGGCTCCTTTGGCAGCAGGATATTATGCAGCCTTCTGCGTGCGGATCGTAACGTGAGGAGAGTCGGGACTCGCCTTCGTATTGGATTCCACAGTGCCACCAAACGGCATCTGGGTCCAATCGTCACCGATCATATTCATGTCGCCATCGGCACGCAACTTGACCTGGTGGAAAATGAATTCCGTAGGTTCGTCTGCGTTGGCCGGGTTGACGGCCTGGAACATCATCGCAACCTGAACAGCCGAGGTGGTCAAACCGCGGACTTCGTCCATGTCGACTGCGCCGGCATTGGCTACCAGTACGGCAGTAATACCTTCGACGTTCGTGATCGCCGTCTGGACAGCAGCACTGTCGAGCAGGCGGAACATGCCGCTGGTGGTGAGGACCTCGTAGTCCGTACCTTCAACGAGGGTGACCGGGGCCACGTTGGTGGTGGCCAACGTGAGGTCTGCCAACTCGATGCCGTAGGCACGCACAGCAGTCGAGGACTCAAGCTGGTACCAGACGAGTTGGGGGTCTGCATCGATTTCGCCATCGGCGATGATCGACCATTCAGCGAACCCTGCAACAGCGGCATTCGTGTAGTCGGCGGTCTCTCCCGAGAGAAAAAGCGCCAGGTTCTTGTCGTTGATCGTGTCGAACGCGAAGGACATCTGGAGGTCCTTGCTGAGCGTCACGGTCTTATCCCGGGTCTTCAGTCCTGTGCGGGACGTGAAATGCTCCAGCTCTTCCTCGGCCACATTGACCGTGAAATCGGGGACGTTTCCAACATCACGCCACTTTTTGGGAAGACCTGTGGTGGAGTCAATCTCCGATAGGTACATGACGCCGCGACCAAGGGTATAGTCGTTAGTGTCATAAGTACCTGTGGTGTCTTTTCCGGCCATGGTGGCTCTCCGTGTTTTTGCGTTCTGTATTCTCTTTGCGTGAGAAAATTATACAGGCCTTATGCTGGCCTTGATCGTGAACCGTGCTTCGCTGCCGGCATTGGAGCCTTGAACCTCTACAGGGTGGGATGCAACGAAGTCGGTAAATGTAAGGAATATAGTCGGGTTTCCCTGACTTTGAAAATCGACTGGCACTTGAAAGTTAGAACTTAGTCTGGCCTTGAGGTACTCGAAGGTCACCATGCGTCCAAATTTGAGGACCAGATGCCACACCCATTCGCCTGGCTGACGCTGCATTCCCGAGCGTCTGGTGGGAGATTCCTCGAAAGATCCGGACACCTCCATGGTCCTCAGGTAGTCGGGCTGGATAGGATCGCCCTCGGAAAGGATCTGATTATCGTCGTACACCAACTCGGGGAATGCGCCGTCAAGCGCAAAGGACCTGATGTCGGCAATGATGTAGTTGTGCGTTATGAGGAGGTTGTTGCTCATGGTAGGATGATCAGCCCCTCGGGAAGGTCGTCAGAGTCGTACCCTTCGTAGTTCAGGTACTGCCCCCATCGGACGATGCTGGAACCAGGGGCGTGAGGTACGTAGGTATCGGACGGGCCGATGTCGCCCACCTTGACGGAGTTGTCGCCGATGGCGCCGGTAAGATCGCCGATGATGTCTTGGATCTCTTCCCACAACGCATCACGTCGAAGCTCGAGGGTGTCCGGGTCGATGTCGCGGGTGAGGGGCTCTTTGTCCCAGATCTGCTCTGGAGGCTCGGCAGCTACGGAGTCGTAGAGACACACGGGCAACTCGATCAGCAGGAGGTAGAGCACCCAGTTGGCTTCGAGGATAGTCGCCTGCAACCTGCTGAGGCCATCGGTTGTGGTGGGGTTCTCTTCGGGCACGATGGCCAGCAGGGTATCTACCAGGTCTTCCCCCAATGCGCCGTAGATCTTCACCCGAACATTCTGGGTGACTTTGTCGACTACACCGTTGGTGGTGTCGGTCGTCTTCGAAGATACCAGCCTGATCATCTTCTGCAGCTCGGCCATAGAAGGAGTGATCGTTGGCAGGTCTTCGTAGTCTACGACGAATAGGGGTTCGACCGGCATGAATTAGGCGTCCTGGGTGAGGAACTTGATGGCCTCGACAGCGTCTTCGAACGCGGCAGGCTGGTCGAGCTTGTTGACGGCTGCGATCTCTGCGACCTTGGCGTTGAGGTCTTCGAGGGACATCTCAGCGATATCTTCGGGCTTGAGGTTCCAGACCTTCGTCAGCTTGGCTCCGGCTTTTACCTTGGCCTTCTCTTTAGCCTTGGCAGTTGCCCGAGTCTTCGGAGAGTTCATCAGCTCGGGGACGCCGTCGTCTTCGAGGTCTTCTTCGAAACCGATAGCCACTTCCCGAATCTGACCGCCGTCGAGCCAACGCTTCTTGGCCCTCTTACCGTCGGCAGTCTTGAAGTAGGCTTCAAGCTCTTTCTGAGTGGTTTCGGGGGTGACGGTCGGACCGCTGCCTACAGTGAGGAGGGTTCCGCCGACTTCAAACTTCGTGGTTGCTACTCTTTTACCCATGGTGTGCTTTTCCTTGCTACCAAGTGAAAGTGATAGGGAGGCCCGAAGGCCTCCCAGAGGGGACCTATGCAGCGACTGCACGGAACGAGATGTTCCAGTCAGGACGCTTGGGCAAAGGCAGGGGACTCGACTTCAGGTACTGCATGTACACCGAAGGATCGTCCTTGATCTTGCTCCAGGCATACCGGCGCGTGATGTGCTTGCGGGCACGGATGGCGCGGATGTCCAGGATGGGACCGTAGTTCAGGGTACGCATCTTGCGTGCCTTGGACGTGCGGGAAACGAACTCGATGTAACCCGAACGAATCAGTTTGGTCTTGGTACCGTCTTCTTCGGTGACGCTCTGTGCGTATTCCCAGAAGTCGATACTGTTGATCCGACCGATGTAGATAACACCTTCATCGGAGAACTGATTTGCGAACGCACTGATGCGGCCGCCGTAGTCAACGTCACGCGTCTTGTCGAGCTTGAGGAGGTTGTCCTCAACCATGGCGTAGATGGCGTGCGCAGCAGTACGGCTGCAGATACCGTCAGTGATCAGAGGCCCGTCGTTGTCGGACTGGACTTCTTTGACCGTCTGAAGGTCCTGGTGCGGCTTCGGAGCAGACTGGTCCCAATAGACCGCAGGCGTGATCGTGTTACCGACAGGCTTGGCGAGCGTCAGGCTGAACGCTGCACGGTTGGACACCGCGTAGGTCATCGTGCCGATGAGGCCCTGAGCTACCATCCACTCTTCACGTTCTTCGATGGAGTCGGCCAATGTCCGAGTATCGTCGAGGATCGCTTGATTGAGGTTGGTAGTGATGACGTCAACGTCCTCACCCTCGTTGATGAGGATGGTCGACTGACCTGCACGACGCGTCAAGAGCTCTTCAGTTGCCGACAAGGGCATCTTCAAGCTAATATACGGCATCGTGACAGCATACGAGCTGCCGTCCGGGCGGGGGAGCATGACGCCCTCTTCATGGGCCTTAACGAACGGGGCCATGATAGGGTTGTAGGTCATCTCATCAACCTGGATGGTACGGGTGGTCTGCGTCCGCCAGGTGGAGCGGGGGTACAGGAGCGCAGTGAGGAAGCGGTGATTCTTGCCATCGCGATTGACAGCAGTGGTAAGAGTCGCCGCATCAAGGGTACCGATTACTTGAGGCATGGTTCCCTCCTTACGGGTTGGTGGACAGGCCGCCAGTTACAATGAGGTTGCGCTTACGCAGGGTAGGCGCGGCGAGAGCGGCTTCCATCTGGGGCTGGGTAGCGCCGGATGCGGGAAGCTGCACGTCTTTGTAGTCGACTTCGCCGGACATCATGACACCAGCGACGACTTCGCCTCCGGCTGCCAGGACGATAGGCTCGGGCCATGCAAAACCGACGATAACCTCTGCGGTATCTTCGGTCTGGGCGCCGTCGACGTAGGCGAACGGGGTGAAGTTCGTGCCGTCGAAGGCAACAGGCTCACCACGCTCGATCGTGCCGGAACCGGCAGCAAAGTCCCGGTTCAGGACGGAGCGAGGATCGAAGCGGAGCTGACCAACAAAGGTGTCGCTCCCATCAGTCAGCAAGTCTTCAGGTACGAGAGCCATTACTTGGCCTCCTCATCTTCGTCCGCATACAGCTTGCCGAGCGCTTCGTCCATTTCGGACTGCTCAGAGGCTTCGCTCTTGGAGAGCGTGCGAGTACGTTGCGGTTTTTCCTCGTCAAGCTTCTTCTCGAGCTTGTCGTCGGCATCGGCTTCGGGAGCCTCACTGCCTTCGATCTTCTCGAGATACTTCTTGAGGGACTCAGGATCAGTAACGTCCACTTCAGCCTGCAGCTTTTTGAGCTCCAGTGCCTTCAGGTGGGCCTTAATGTCCTCGACCTTGGTGAGGTCCAGCGTGGGGGCTTCGGGAGCCTCCGGAGCAGGAACATCCTTGGTCTCGGGCTTCTCCACCTTTTCGAGCGTATCGAGGCGGGAGGTGATGCCCTCAAAGACGGACTTGGTGCCGTCCTGGATAGCTTTGGCCAACTCTTCAGCGGTCATGTCTATCTCCAGTTCTGGTTCGTTGTTTTGGGGCACCCTCCCGGTGAAGCTTTTGAGTAGGGCACCAAGCTGTTTGATCAGCCCAACGCTCTCCTCTTCAACCTCTTCGGTCTGGTACACACCGCCCATGGAAAGTCCTTGGAACTCTCCGCTTCTGTACTTCTCACGCAAATCTTCGTCGTCGATCTTAATGCAGACGCCCCACCCTCCGGTCACATCGACGGAGTTGCCGGCGTAATCTTTCGAGTCGGTAAATCTCGGATCGCCAGGCTGGATGATGAAGGACTCTGCCACGAAGGCAGACCCTTTCTCCAGAGTCTTAAAGTCGTGTTTGATGTCGACGCCGTCGCCGGACTTCATGAAGCCGTGCATGATTTCCTTGATGGTATCGGCGTCGGCGAAGTCATTCTGGGAGTCGACCATGTCGGGGGCGTACATGACGCCGTAGACGAGGCCCTCCTCGGAAATATCCTGGCCTTCTTTGGTGAGGGCCGTGACTTCAAAGTAGGTGCTGCGCTCTGCCACTTCGATCGGCTCGCCAACGAGCTCGCCCTTATCCAGGTCGTAGCCCTGCCGGTAGTTCTTGCTGTCGGCAGTGTAGACGACAGTCTTGGAGGCGGGGAAGACGTCACGCACCCAGACGTAGTCTTCGTCGGGAAACTCCTCAGATACGAGACCTTCAAGTTGGCCTCGGATGTCGTTGAACGAGGGATCGTCTTTGCCTCCATCTGCCTTGAACAAGGTCTGCAGCTTATTGGCACCCTTCGGGCAGAGGCTGATATGACTTACAGCGGCTTTTAGGATCTTGCGTTTCTTCTTGGCCATTATGCTCTCTGATTATTGGTTATGGTCATACTATACCTAGAGTGCCGAGAATTACCACCCTCTAAGGATTTGAGGTGGGAATACCTGTCGAGAGGCCAGGAGGCAGTGCGAAGTACTCAGCAGTGACCTCGGGGTGGCCAAGGGCGACGAGAGCCCCATTGAGCTCTTCGAGGGTGTCGTGAGTTTGGCAACACACATCCTCGGCGCAGCACTCGACTGCACCCTTCGAGATGGTGATGATCGTACCTTTGGAGGGGCAGCCGATGATCATGTAGTTATGGACGGTTTGATCCATTAGGTCAACGCCTCCGATACGGCAAACACGTTCAGGTCGAGGGTCTGGAACGTGTTGTTCGACGCGGGGGATACTTGGATGATCAGGCCCTCACTGTCTCCGCCTTGGATGAAGTGATTCAGCCCACTACGCTTCCATGCGCCAGACTCGCCGCTCACGAGATCTGGGGCTTCAGCCTGGTCGACCAGACGTTCGGCGATTGTACCGTCTCCGGGAGTGAACCCCGTTGCCGCATAAGTCCAGCCTTCTTTCTTGTGGTGGTACAGTTTGATATCAGAAGTACTATCGGTGAAGGCGGCCAACCATCCGAAGTCAAACCCTGTGATGGTAAAGTCCTGGTTCTGGGCGTCGAGGTACTTGCTCGTGCCGTAGTTGCACGTAAGTGCGTAAGTGGTCGCATCATCCGGTACCAGAGCGAACGTGACGTCACCGGAGTACTTGCCGATGGCTTCAGCCAACTCGTCTGCTGTGAGGTTTCGAATATCGTCGATGATAATATCGGTCTGGCCTGTTACCTGAGGGACTGTCTCACTATCCTTGATCCCTGTAACAGTCAAGGCACACACGCCGTTTGCGGTGCCTGCGGCCTGAGGCACGACGCCGGGATGTGCTGCGTAGGTCCTGCCGGAATCACCAAACACGACAGACGGAGACCCTTGGTTCAGGGCGACAGAGGCTGACACCCAGTCGTAGAATCCGGATTTATCGTAGTTGCCTGCGCCGATGCCTTGACTTGAGAAGTGATAACTAGCACTGGCATTCCGTCGGACGTTGCGCATAATGTCGGTCTCGAGGATTCCACTAGCCCCCACCACTACAGGGCTGCCGATGATGATTCTGGCATCAGGCTCGAGAGGCTTGGTTGCCGTGACCCCGCCCTTGTTGCCGGGATCTGGATCGGCGTATACGATACCGCCCGCGTCGAAGCCTGTGAGGTCTTGAGGGATCTGCCCCCTCTTGTACGCCTGGCCGCTGGACTCATACGGGACGGCTTCGAGGGTGAACCCGATAGGTGCCGAGGAGAACTGAGGGCTGGAGGCGTCCAGTAGGATGGCCTTAACCTCGCCTGTGGCAGCATTGTTGCCGAACGCGTTCAGGTTAGCGCCTGCAGGGAGCTCGACGCCGGTATCGTTGTAGAACGGTGTAGGCGGAGACGGTACGGCCTTGAGAGGTTGGCGTCCGGATGCTGCGGGGCCTGCGCTGATAAGTACTGAATTAGGGTCGAGTGCCATTAGATGACCTCCTCATAAATTGCTGTATTTCCTTCATGTTCAAGATCGTTTCCGTCAAGCGTCAAAATGCAGCGACGGTCGCCCACTTCAATAACCCACAGACGCGGCGCCGCAATGAGCGTATCGTAGGCTGTACCGCATATGTACTGAAAGGCTCCAAGCCAGAAAGTAACGCCATTGTTCGGGTTGAAATCGCGAATCGTTTCGAGCGTTATGTCGGAATAGATAGCATCGTCGCCAAACGGCCTTGCGACGTCCTCGAAGAATTTCGTCCCGATCGTCATTGCTCGCAGGTTCAAGTCGTGGCGTACCTTGATATTAGCGCAACGGCTGGCGGTTTCCAGGCAGTTCGTAGCTGCTGGTAACGTAAAGCCAGGATCAAGAATGCTGCCATCGAAGTTGAGAAGTCCCATACCGAAGATCATACCTTCCGCGTCTACCGCCGAGACCCAACTGAATCCTGGGCCGAAGTTTCTGAATCTACATTCGACCGCAAGACCTGCAACGTCAGTAACATTGGAGGTGTTCCATGCTACGAGAACATCGCCCGGCATGCCTCCAAGGTCGCACTTGAAGAACATCTCACGCATGGACTCGAGGTTGCCGCTGTTGTGGACCAGCCGGAAGTCTGCAGGCCCCTGTCCGGAAGCGACCTGGAAGAACATCTGATCGGCGATCCGCAGGCTCTCCATGGTACCGTTGGTGTGCTTCCAGGTCTTCATATTGGGAGTGCCGGCGAACATCCACGTGGCGACCTCCAGGAGCGGGTAATTGTACGCGCCCATGTCCTTGGAGAGGGCAAAGTTGTTGGTGAACCCGAATTCGCCGTCAACGACTCTGGAGAAGTCGGGGCTGTCGATGGCGTCAACATCCATGAATGTGCAGCCGAAGAAAGCGCCGTTGAGGCTGTTCCACTTGATGGCGCCCCACTGATGTATCTTGGACAGCTTCTCTCTGGTGCCGAGATTGTCGAACTTAAAAGGCTGGAAAACGGCAGTGCTTGAGATGCGGACATCGTAGACGTCCTCGGAGGCGTAGGTGTGCGAAATAGGCCCACTCACGCCGAGGTCAGAGTCCCCATCGCCCCAGTAGACGTCGTAAGGGCCTCCTACTGCCGGGATGGTGAACCCATTGAAATCGGCAAGGCTGAGGTCGACCTCGAAGATCATATCGTCAGCTGTAGCGCCAGGTGTAGAGGTATTGACCCCCGGATCCCAAACACCCCAGCCGGGCAGGACTCCAGCGCCTTCAGTGTCTGTACCGCTTTCCCAGCTCCTTCTATTGGTGTTGCCACTCCAAGGCATAGACCGACTCTCCAGACTTGTTTTTAGATCGTCCTACAGTACGTTAACGATACATATATCGATTTTCAAGGCAGAACACGGAGAGAACTATGTCCACACCAGAGACCGCACCCGAGCTGATGCAGGAAGTTGCCTTCATCGGATCCATAAACGGCAGAGGCCCTCAGCTCGAGCTACTCGGCCTCATAGACCTGGAGAAGTCGGTAGCCACAGAGGGCGGGGAGGAGGTCACTTCAGTCAGAGGACTGCGGGAGGGGCTGAACGAGTACCCCTTCAAGGCGTCGGGCATCAACAAGGCTACTTTCTCCAACCCCCACCACTCGAGCTGCCTGAGCGCCAAGGTCAACGCTACTGTAGGGCTGGGCTTCCTGTCCGACGAGGAGCGCAAGAACGGCCCTCAGGCCCTCAATAGCTCGGCTGTCAGTGGAGAGCAGGACCCCAAGAAGTCTGCAGCTACTTCCCTCCTGAACCCTTTCTACTTGCCGTCGAAGGTCGACGAAGTCCTCGACCCTGTTTGTGAGGTCTCCTGGAACAACACCCTCATGAGCGTCGGGCACGACTTCGTCCGGTCAGGCAATGGGTATTTCGAGGTGGCCAGAGAGAAGAGTAATCCGATCGACGGCAAGATCGTGGCTATTTGGTGGATCCCCTGGTCGAGCACTCGGCCGTACGTGGAAGACGATACCGGCAGGCATTGGCACTGGACCCTCCGCGACCTGAACTCAGGCTACATAGCCTTGGCGCAGTTCGGCAAGAAGAAAGAGATGATCGAACGCATCGAGAATAATACGTTCTCCGACGCAGGGGCCACCAACATCGGCGAGAAGGTTGATCCGTACGACATCCATGAAGTCATCCACGTCCCCAACCCTATGGGACTGCACGAGATCTTCGGCTATCCTGAATGGTTGGCAGCATCTGCACCGATGGAACTCATCGGCGCCATGATGAAATACAAGTTTGACTTCTTCACCAACCGAGGTGTTCCGGAGTACGCACTGATCGTCACAGGCGGCAAGGTCAAGAAGGAAAACTGGGACAAGATCGTCAAGAGCCTGAATCGTCACGTAGGCGCCGGCAACAGTCATAAGAGCTGGGCACTGAACCTCGAGGACCCTGACGTTGTGGTAAAGATAGAGAAGCTGGCCATGGAGTCCACGGCCGACACAGGCATTTTCAAGGACAAGGAGAGCCTGCAGGCCGACGTCGTCACTGCCCACCGTATGCCGCCACTTTTGGGCAACATCCTCATCCCCGGCAAGCTCGGAGCATCCAACGAGTTCATCAACTCCCTGCTGTCCTTCCAACTGCTGACTATCAACTCCCTGCAGCGCATCTTCCAGCAGATCCTCTCGGCCACCCTCGGTGCCGGCGGAGGGCTCGGACTGGAGCGCAACGACTTCATCCTCCGCAAGATCACCGACCTCATCGACGTCGGCAAGGCTGAGACCATCAGCCGGATGCGTCAGGAGCTGCCTCAAGCCAAGGCCGAAGGCCGGGACGTCGACGAAGGACTTAAAGACTAATGGCCATCAAGAAGTTCCCAACACGGAGGGTCGTTCAAGGGCTTGCCAAGTTGGGAGCTCTTGAGGCGAAGAAGTATTCCGTCCCGAGGATCGAATCAACAACCCTCGCAGACAACGTCAAGGTGGAGCATCGCCGCACAGGGCCTACCAAGTCGACGTACGCGGCCCACATCCCCCACTACTGGGCCGTATTCCGCAACGATGGAACCAAGGCCAAGAAGCTGCCGAAAGGGAAGTGGTTCGCGATCTTCCCCAACCCTCTGGACGATCCTCGGCACAGAGGCCGGTACCCGAAGCGCCTGGCCAACCGGAGGAAACTGACTCTGACGCGGAAGCGCATCAAGAGGCTGAAGAAGCAGGGGAAGATGTACTTCACGAATCGGATAAGCGCGGCAGAGGGTGATCACTTCTTCGACAACGGCCCGGGGGGCAAGATGGCCCTCTTCGCTCCTGTAGGGGCTGCGGCCATCCTGAAGCAGTTCCGGGGCGACGTACTCGAATTCCTCGGGGACGACTTCAAGATCGATGAGTATGGGATTACCCTGAACCTCGGTCTGTAGGCACGAAAAAACCCTCGGGAGGTATTAAACCCGAGGGCGAAGGGATTTTGAACGGGAGCTACGTCAGCATCGCGGGGGCCTGAACTGACTCGCAAAGGTTACAGGCAGAGCATTCGTAGTGCTGATGGTGAAGTTGTCTTTCCCGTGAAACCTGTAAGCTATAGATCGTTCGGGTTCGAAGCGGATGGTGGTGAGGTTTTTATTATAGACCACATCCGACTGGAGGGACGACTCTGCCGGTGGCGAGACGAGAACAGCGACCTCGAAGGCGACTGCGTAATCTGCGACCATTACCGGGCAGGTAGAGGGCATAGCTGCGATTGCACACGCTTTGCTGTCCGGAGATGCGGCGTACATGGTTGGAGCCATGCAGACAGCACTGAGGAGCAACAGAGCGAGTAGTGGGCGGAATCCTTTGATCATAAGGTATCCTTGTTTGGGTTCTTCTTCTTGGCGACGTGCCTGAAAGCTATACTTTAGCCTTTGGCGGGTGAGTTTTCAAGTTGTGTATCGAGCTTACGGTGGTGAAACGCTCGAAGATTACAGGCCACCGCCGTCTTGACTTCCTCCGAGACTTCAGGGAACCAGACGAGGCCTTTGATGTAGTTCTCGACGACATCCGACTTGGCGATTTCTTTCTCGGTCTCCAATTCGGGAAACTCGTAGGCGTTGGAGCCTACCTCCTTAACGATTACCTCGAACTTGTCGCCATCTAACTCTACAGGAAGGAGGCACTGAGATGCACTCATCTCGAGCATGTGCTCCACCATCTTGATGGCGGCTGCACTGCCTGCTGCTTGTACTTCTTCCAACTCTTCACATATACTACTTCTCCTCTCGTTTATATCGTTTAGCTGCAAACAGCGCCAACCCTACGCTGTCCAAAACGTGTTTCCATTCGCCTTTACCTAAGACGTGCGGAGTCTTCATGCCCTTGGCCGACACTTTAGTGCAGGTGTACTCGGCATCGATCGGCCATACGGAGGTGCCCGACTTCTCGAACTTCCACCCCATGGCCGCACAGATTCGGGCTTGGTGGATGTCCTTCGGCACTTGACCCTTCCACGCACCCGGCAGTACTAGGACGGTGTTCAGGTTGCAGAGGGCCTCAGTGATGACGGCCAGTGCCCCTGACATGGGAGCCAGGTCGACGACGTTCTGCTTCCTGGCCTGGTTGGTCTTGCCCGTGTATGAGATGTCCATTGCTTCTACGGCTGCCAGCCCACTCAGCTTGGGGCCAGGAGCTATCATATCGTTGGCGAGCAAGACCCTGGCCAACTCCGGTACGCACTGCAGCGCACGTATCTTGCCAGGCACTTTGAACAGCACTATCTGAGGCGTATCGAACCTCCGGAGTCTCACGACGGAGATATTATGGGAGTCAGGATCGGCCCCCATAAACGTCGGACCCGGAGGAAGGTCTTCGAACTGAAAGACCTGTTTAGAAGCCACAGCGCATTCTCTGAATCATGTTCGATACGTACTGAGCCTGGTGGATGGCGTCGTTCAGGGCGTTGTGGGCGTCTCCCTCGGGCATCTTGGGGCGGCGCATGACGTCGCTGGCCAGATCGACTACGGTGCGGACGTCCCGAATGTTACGGAACTTCCAGGGGGTCTTCTTGCAGAACCCGTTGCGTTCGTACGCGTCGGTCAGGATGCCGATGTCGAAGTTTGCGCCGTTGCCCCACACACAGGCACACGGATCGATGAAGGACCGCAGGCCGTCGAGGGCGTGCATCAGCTCTACACCGTCATCTTTCACCATCTCTGCCCGGGCGTCGTCGGACTGCTTGAGCCACCACTTGACCGTGCTGGGGTCGAGGATTCTGCCCTCTTGGGGCTGCTCCCAGTCGACGATGGCGTAGTACTTCTCTCCGATGTCGCTGGTGGTGCGGTCGAAGTATGCTGCGCCGATTGAGGTGATCACGGCCTTATGTCCGGTTCCCATAGTCTCGATGTCGATCATTACGTCGTTCATGCGTACTCCTGCTCGGTTAGGGTGATCCAGATGGAGTCACCGTCGATGGTGGTTGTGAGTTTGAAGCCTGCCGGCGCGGTGTAGTGGTCGGTCAGGTACGCACGGACGGCACGACGCACGTTGGACACGTCCTCGTCGTCTTCGACGTCAACGATAACGCTGCCGTCTTTCATCATTGAAGCCTCCTTCTTGTTGACGAGGTCCAGCACGTACTGGTACTTGCCTGCCGGTCGGTTGGGTCGTTTCTGCTCTCGCTTCTCGGAGATGTATCGGGGGGACTTCATGATGCTTCCTTTTCTGTCCAGGGTATTAAGTTGCCGGCGGCGTCGAATACAGGGTCGGCGTATTTGTCCCAAACGTGCATGAGTACGACTTCCGCCGATGCTCTGACGTCCGGGGTGACGGTCTGCATATTGTCGACCATGATTCTAGTGATCTCCTTGACGCAGTCCTGGAGCTTCTCGTCGTTGAGGATGTCGCCGAGGAATTCGTCATGGATAAAGATGTGGGGAATGAACCGACCGAGGAGGACGTTCCCTCTGGTCTCGTCGTAGCAGGCTCTGACCAGCTCGAAGGCTCCGAGTAGGGCTCCCTCGGCCGAAGGGCTCTGGAGGGCCATACCGTTGGCGCATGCGGTATACGTGCATCCGGATCGGACGAGGCCAAGGGGCGTGACGTACTTGTAGCAGTCAGATTCGCTGTAGCTGCCGTCGGCGTTCTTGAAGCGCTTGGGACTGTTACGGTAATCGACTTGGTCGCTGATGCCCTTGAGGTGCAACTTCATCTCGGGAAGGGTCTTCTTCCAGAACTCTCTGAGCTTCTTGGAGGTCTCAAGGTCGAGGTCCTTGACGCCGAACGTGCCTTTGGCGTAGGTCATGAATGTTTTGGGTCCGAGGCCTCCTGGATATCCGAGGCCCGTAGGCTTGGCCATCTTGCGCCAGTACTTGAAGAACTTCAGCTGGTCGGCGTCTCCTGCCTTCGTTATCAGGAATAGGTCGTAGAGGTCGTCGGCAGACGTCCTGCCTTGACTGTCGGCCCATGCTTTGAACTCGGGGAACATCTCGTAAGCCAGTGTGGCAGCCAGGAAGGCGTGAGGATCCCAGCCTTTGTTGATAATCTCAGCCAGCTTGCTGAAGCCGAACCGATCGATGCAGTTCTGGGCAGCTGTGCCAAGCTCCATGGATCCGTAGTCGGCTGAGAGGAGTAGGTGGCCTTCCCGAGGCACGACGGCCTTACGGACGCGGGGATCAACCTGCTGACCGTTCCAGCTGGGGTAATGGTCGCACTTGGAGCTCGACGTGCGGCCGGTCTCTTTGATGGTGTTGAAAGGGGAGTGGATGCAGCCGACAGGGTTGCCGTCTTTGCCCTCGAGTCGGACGAGGTAGTCTGTGACGATCTTCTGCCACTTCTGACGGTACTGGTACTCGGCCAAGACGGAGGTGTAGACGGCCTTGCCGTCATCGTCGACCGTGTCGGTGCTGATCTGGTCATCGAGGTGAGTGAACTCCTCGAGCCAATCTTTATCGGTCTTGATGTTGCCTTCTGGGTTCTTCTCGGTGGCAGGGTTGCGCCAGATCTTGACGTCTTCCTTGGCTGCGGCAAGGTCTTCGACGTACTTGATGAGGGTGGTCTTGGAGATCTTCTCCTTGACGCCCTTCTTCATCTTGACGGGGCAGTCGCAGTCTTTGACGGCCTTGTTCTTGTACTCTGGATGCTCCTTATGGCCGTGGCAGGATGGTTGGTGGTCCTTGGTGCCTGTCTTGAAGGGCTGGGGAGGGACGGCCGGGATGAGGATGCCTGCCTTGATCAGGTTGGGCATGTGCTTGTGGTCGAGGAGTTCGTCCATATCCTTACGAACTGCACGGACGGCGTCCTTGTCGACCATCGAGCCGGCCATGGTCATTAGGCTGAGGGCGAAGGCTGTCCGGACTCGGAAGTCTTCGGTGACGAACGGATCGACGCCTTCATTCTTGAGGCGGGCTGCTTTCTTCTCCTGCTCCAGGTAGATGGGAAGGACGTAGACCGAGTCGTAGACGGCGTACTCTGAAGCTTCTGGGGGATACTCGGCGGCGGGCATGCCGGAGAGGAGGTGATAGTTCATCCGCCAAGCGTCTTCGCCGTGCTTGTTGGCCGATATGTCGATGCCGAGGTATTCCTCCACCAGGAAGTCGAGGGCGTACCGAATGCGCCGCACGCGGCCACCACGCAGGGTCTGCATCTCAAGGCTGCCGTGGTCGGTCAGGTTGAGGAGCATCTCACGGAGCATGGTGTCCTTGACGAGGCCTTTCTCCAGGCAATCGAAGATAGCCGGCACGAGGTCCGGGAAGGTCGTAGCGATGGCGCGAAGGTCGAACCCTCCGCCGTTGTGCATGACGACCAGGTACTTGCCGGAGAGCAGCTCCTTGCACGTCTCATAGAGCTTGTTCTCGGCATCCCCGTCAGAGATGAGGTCAGTGTCGAACGCGTCGTCCTCGGACCAGTTCTCATGGTTCAACGTGGCCATGGAAAGGCAGATGACGTCAGGGCTGACCTGATTCTCGGCCATGAGGAAGGTTTCGACGTCGGCCCCTACGAGGGGGAGCATTTGGCCGGTTATCGTGGGCTTTTGGATCATGTTAGGGGACTCCATTCCAGTTGGGCACGCTTTTCATCGGAAGTCATTGTGGGAAGGAACCCTGTAAGGCATTTCAGGCACTTCAACATTCCAAGACGCTCCTCAACCAATTGAAGCCCACACTCGGGGCAGTGGTAGGGGTGGACCATCACTCCTCGCTCTTTTAGTGTATTCTCTATTGACCGGATCTGCTCTTTGGAGTAGTCGACATCTCCGACCAACTGGAGTGTTATATTCCGCTCCTGCAGCATCATGAGCAGCTGGGCATCCGATGCCTTACTGTATGTGTGCTTGTAGTGGTCTATTTGCATGCTGCTGCCTTATAGGTTGAAATTAAAGCCGGTCGACAGGGTTCTTCACCTGCGTTGGCCTGTCGTGGTATCCCATTCGATATACGCCACCGACTGAATCCTCCCGGCCAAGGAGGGTATCACGACCGGACTGCCTCGGCCGGCGGTACGTAACCGCCTGCGTTCGGACTTCTGGTCACCCGAGCAGGTCTCGAACCTGCAAAACCCTTCAGCACCCTTTTAGCAAACCTGATCAGTCATTTCAACGAGTCCTGTATAGCGCGCCACGCGCAGACTCTTCCTTTCACAGGCGGTCACGAGAATTCGGCTTTATCCGTATGTTAAGCTATCGGGCGGGAAAAGCGGAGGCGCCCCGATTGGGAAGGACGCCTCCGGGTCTGCTGCCTATCGGAACCGCTCTGGAGGGAGGAGCGGAGGAGGCACCGATTAGGCCTGCGGAGTAAGGACGCAAGTCCCGTCGTGTTGGGTGTAGAACTGGCTGATTGCTTCAGGGGTGAGGGTTCGAAGCAGCTCGTCGCCCGTCTTGGCACCGTGATAGTTGGTGATCACGTACGTCTTGGACGGATCGTTCCTGTTCTGGCGGCTGACGTTGTTCACCTCGATGGTGATGTACTGGCCGTCCATCGGCTTGATGCCGTTGTACGTGCCGTTGGGATTGTACCCGCACGCTGCAAAGCCGTCGGCTTCACCAACCTCCTCGTCGGAGACGTTGTACGCAGTCGTCAGGATCTTCTTGATGTCGCGCTTGAAGTAGTCGGAGTTCTGCTTGGAAACAGAGCTGACCAATTCGCCAAGCTTATGGCTCGGCTCGCTGCCTTCGACAGAGAAGATATGAACGACGGTGAACTGCGGAATGAAACAGGTGACGCCGCCGCGGTCGGGCTTCATCTCCACCGTGTCCAGACGATACAGGTAACGCCCTGCTTTGGCGTACTCCGTACTGTGCCCGGAACTGGTGCTGCCGAGACCTGACAACAGGTTGGGGTTGAGGTTCATCCCTCCGGCCGCAGGCATTGGCGGCATGGTTTGCTGTTGAGGCGTGGGTGCCGGGGCTGCTGCCTGGACCGGGGGTTGAACCGCTGGCGCGGGGGCTGCTGCTGCTGCTGCTGCTGGGGCGGGTGCTGGGGTGTCGTTTCCGAAAAGTCCCATGACTTTCTCCTTGGATTACTCGTTCTCGTTTTGTACTTACTCACTCACGCTTTCGTGAACTTTAGAATATAAGTTACAGTATATTTTAGACTATTCAAGCCCCTGTTCCGAACTTTTCTCGGAATCCTGCAGAGGCAACTCCAACTGCGTCATCCTGTCCTCAGGATCTAAGATCAAGAAGTCTTTTCTCTCGCAACCAAAAGAGGCACGAGACCAACGCTCCCAGAAGACCCAGAAGCCTTCGCGGCATCCGCCTACACGATCTATGTGTCCTAAATCCCCCTTACGGGCGAAGGTGCAGCCTGGGGATTCTTCGTCTGCGTCGCAGTCCAACGTGTGAAGGAACTGTATGACGTCGCCTGGTTGTGGATCAAATTTACTCATAGCTGGTTATCCTATTCCGAACTTTTCTCGGAAAAGCTTACGCATCGTAGGATCGAGCGTTTCTACGTTCTCAATCTTCTCTCTGAGAACTTCCGACGGGAAGATCTTAGGGATAGGATCGTAGTTGCCGATGATGAGCCGGTTGGGGGCCGTGGTGGTCTGGTGAATGTATAGGGCATCATTCAGGGTGGATGCAAAGATCATGTCGTCCCACGGGGAGCTGTTGGCGGTATTGGCGATGACGACGTCAGCTTTTTGACCTTTACGGTGCAGACGACCCAATACTTGCTCGGCCATGTTGGCAGATCTGGGCCACTGGAGGAACCACTGATGCTGGAAGTGTTGCAGGTTCTTTCCTTGGCCGTGCGCACGCATGCTGGCCACGATGATCCGCTTCTTATTGGCATGGTCGATTATCCTCGAGTTGTGGACTCCGCCGGCAGGGCAGTACATAACAGGCAGCCCTGCCTTCTTCAGGACCTCGTTCATCCACAGGCCCATTTCGATATGAAAGACCCAGATGATTCCGCCCTCGCCTTTGGCAGCAATCGTCTTGGCCCACTTCAGAGCCTGGTCGACCTTGAACGAGCACAACCTTACCGCGCGCTTGTGACGTCCAAACATGTCGGTCTTCGGCGGGTTGACCATCAGCATCAGCTCGGGGAAGACGGAGTCGTTCTTGGCGGCCCACTTCTCGTAAAGGTGGTAGCCGACGTCCCGGTCTCCGTGGTGATACATATTGCCTCCAACCAGTGCTGGAGTGTCGAGACCTGGCTGGTGCTTGTCGGCGAACCATCCACGCAGAGTCCTGTGGTACTCCTGCGTCTTATCGAGGTGGTTCATGGCCTGCTGGAGGTAGGACTCCGCGGCCGACTCCGGGCACTGTAAGTCCTTGGCTACGGTCTCGACGGGGGGCCAGACTACTTCGGTGTAGAATCCGGCGCCGTAGATCTGGTACTGCCACTTCCATTTCATCATCGGATGCTCGAGCTCGTCACCGTTGGGTGTGACCATCATGTCTTCCACCTGGCTGCCCAGCTCCTGCACCCGGTCGTAGCCTGCATAGGCGGCCATCTCTCCAGCGCTCATACGATTGTTCTTTAAGAGCAGGCTCGAGTCGACGTTGAGCTGGCCGTCGGAGCATACGACTCCGGGGGTAGTGGAGAGCCGGTAGGCAAACGCTCGGCGGAAGCCCGCCACTCCAGGCGGCATTCGTTCGCGGAGGTTCTTCTGAGCCCAGCTGATCAGCGGAGTAAGTGCGCCGGGGTTCCACTGGGAGGTATCGACGTCGTCCTTGGTAACGTCGGCATCGAGGAGGGCCGACCACTCTTGAACCATGGATAGTGGGCGGGGAAGGAAAGAGTCTTTCTTGAGAGAGTGCTTCACCAGGAAGAAATAGTCCAGGATGCTCTTGCGAGTCATCGTACCGCTCATGGGTACGAACTCCGGCTGGTACTCCTCGATGTATCCCTGCAGGCGTTTGGCACGGGCAGAATCCCGGCCGGAAATGGCGTGGGCCTCGTCGAAGACGATGATCTCAGGCTTGATCAGGTTGAGGAGCTCGACGGCATCCTTGGTGCTGAGGTAGGAATCAGATAGGATGTAGAGCCCGGGGCGACCGCGCTTGGCCACTGCCATACGCTCTTTCTTGGGTCTGCCGGCGAGCAGGTGCATCGGGTAGGATATGGGGACGCGCTTGCGCCAGTAAGGCACGTCGTTCTGCCAGAGCTGGGCGATCATGGAAGAGGGGACAATGAGCATCATCTTCCGGAGGCCCTTGCGGTAGGCCTTCTCCGGGATCATGAGGCTGATGCCTGTCTTGCCTCCGCCGACGCCAATCGGGAGGAACGGCCCGGAGAACATCTCGTAGGCCATCACGGCCTCGGCCTGCTTGGGCATGAGCCGGAACCCTTCAGCATACGCCTCTGCCAGTATATTCATCTGGCTGTATGCCTCGACCTCCTCCGGGGCGAGGGGGAGGCAGATAGGCAGCTCC